TGCGGTTGACGGTGAGGACGGCGACAGCCGACCGACCCCGACCCCGGGGGACGGTTCCCCCTTTGCGGTTGACGGTGAGGACGGCGACAGCCGACCGACCCCGACCCCGGGGGACGGTTCCCCCTTTGCGGTTGACGGTGAGGACGGCGACAGCCGACCGACCCCGACCCCGGGGGACGGTTCCCCCTTTTCAATCCTTATGGCGTCCTGTCAAGGTTGCGACGTGGATAATCCGGGGAATGGTTTGCAGTATAACTTCGGTTGTGGTGCTTACTGTGACCTGTTCGCGACTGAGACAACCACAAACCCGTTATGCGGAGAGGTGGCCGGTGGAGGGTAGCGCTATACGGTTTGACCCGGTTTCGATTGTTTCCGGTTATCCAAAAAGCATCCGCCTGTAATGGTGGCGACGCCTGCCAGCTTGTGAAATGGCAGTGAGTGCGGAGTATCGGCCGTCAGCTTCTTAGAGTGCAAAGCTGTGACAATGTTCTACTGGGACATTCGATGCACGATTGCACTGGAATCAGCTGAAGTTTCACAATGATCTGGATACAATTCGCATGAGCCAACCCTTAGTGGTACGGCCAGCCCCAAGGGGCATAGTGCCGGCAAATTGCGATATGATCCGATAATCATGTGAATACTTAGGCCGAGGACAGGAAGTAACATGATAATACGCTCATCGGGCGAGTATTAGAAATGATACGCTGTCGGATGAATACTGCAACAGTATATCGGGCGAGGTATGTTCCGAAGCTGAAATGCAGAGCGCCGACCGTCCGGTGAGTTTATCGTTGACAGTGGCACAACATAGCATTGTTACTGTGAGCGATAAGCTCATAAACTTTCTATAAGGAGAGATATTATCATGACAAGAGAAGAACATGTGAACAATCAGGCTACGCTTCTGGCAGGCATTCGTGCCAATGTGCAGGAGTATAACTCCGCATATGGCGAGAAGCGTTTCGACGATGCTTCCTCGATCAATGCCAAAATCGAGAAGGACGTCGATGAGTACAATAGCATCGCTCAGATGCTGTGCTTTGATGAACTCAGCAAGGCCGAAGACCCCATGAAGGCCGCTTGCCTCACGCTCCATTTCCCGATTATCGGAATCAAGGACACGATGATCGGCGATGAGGTGAAAATCCTCAAGCGTGTTGTGATCGGCGATCCCGATGCCGAGGACGCAACCCCGAAGTATAAGCAAATCGATCTGCTGAAACTCCAAAAATACGTCAAGGACCGCGGTGGGCGCGGAATCGGCCATGAGGCGAACTGGAACAATCAGGCAGAACGTCTGAACCTTCTGTTTGCTCTCGATTGTGCAGTCGAGATCGGAAAGGGACAGGAGTTCATCAATGAGATGAGCGATTGCTACGCTATCAAAGACGCCAGCCGGGAAATTGATTTCGGCGTCAAGAACCCTAAGGCTGGAACGCCTATCAGCAACACCGGGCTTCTCAAGGCCGTCAAGGCAGTTGTTACGGCCATGATTGGAGAGGAATTCGGCAGCAAGGTTCTCACACATGATGTGCGGTTTTTGAAGATTTGTTCCGCCAAGAAATCGCGCAAGGAACTCACCGTCCAGTGCGCGAACTCTCGATATATGAGAGGGTATCTTATGGAAATCTGTAATCGCATCATGACTGACGGGGTTTATGATGTTGATTACAAGCGCGTTAAGACTAAGTAACGCGGGTTTTTCAGATCGCGGCCGGGTTTTTCATCTCGGCCGCGATATTCATACATGGCTAATGCAGCCGACGGCGGTCACAAGCCCGCGTGTAATGCAGAGTGGCTATAGCATATTCTTAGTTCACGGGTTTTTAAGATCTAAGTTCACGGGGTTTTTAAAATTGAGAGGAGGGAATATGTTTACAGACAAACACGGCAAGACGTTATTCCATGGTGCATATGTCCATTACAAGCACGATGTGTTCAATCCATCAGGTATCCCGGATAATGTCTTGGATGAGATTGACGGCTGGCTTTTGTGCGAAGATGAAGAAATTCGTTTATACACAAATGACCAAGACAACTGCCTGGTCTATACCGGGCTTTTTTGGATCCTCGACGATGATCCCATGTGGGAAATAGAGCGTATTTAGTTAACGGGTTTTTAAAATCTAAGTAGGAGGGGTTTATGTCGATAAATGCAAATGCATCGACTCTGGACATGATTGATTACATCATGTGCTGGAGTGAAATATACACAATGCATGATCTCATGCGGAAAAGCAGCTATGAGCTGTTTGAGATTTGCAAAACCATCGAGCATGAGCTCAATGGATAGGGCGAATACTCGCCCATGGCTCCATGCACAAGCCTCCACGCGGCGGAGCTGGATAACCAACTAATTGTGCATTGGTATGCGGGTTTTCAAGAGTCATTTGACTCCATACTGGCTTTCTGCCAGCGATGTCGAGAGTAGCTCTGAAATGGGGTGAAGCATGAATTGCGAGGGACCTGAAATGGGAGTGAAGTTTGAAAACTTGTCATATTGTGCAGCGGGTTTTTGAAATATCTCGTTACCGGATGATCTCCGGCTCAAGGCGGGTAACCTTGTCACGATACTGAGCTGGGTATCGTGGAACTGCGAAGCGGCGAAAGCAGTGCGGGTGTGACGACATACCGCAAAAACCTGAGGTATTTCAAAAGCTATGCGGGTTTTTCAAATTACATGCACCCACCGCAATAGCGGAACACGTCGACATGTAACAGGCTGAAATTTAAGGAGGGAATTTATGCAGGTGTCCACATTCAATGATCTCGGCAAGGTTTTCGGGGTTTCTCCACACAGGCGCAAGGAAAAGCCGTTCTATTGCAGGAAATGCGGAGGGGAAATGCTCCATATCCCGGGCACGAACGTCCTTCTGTGTGAAAACATCAAAGGCGATGGCACACAGTGTGACAATCGGGTTTTAAGTTCACGGGCTTTTTAAATCTGTTAACATTGGGCCTACCACACTTCCCATTATAATTGCAGGTGGCGGTTTTGCGGAAACTGGTTATCCAGCGGTGTATCAGACCACGGGAATTCGCACGGTTTTTGGGCTGCTGTCCGTTAACAAGCCATTTACGGCACCATATGCAAGCCTCCACGTGGCGGTGCTGGAAACGTCCGATCAGACGGCTAATTGCTAAAGAGGTGAGTGTGTCGGGTTTTCCTGATCAGATTCCCGATGCAATTTGATCCATAAGGGGGTATTTCAATGGGTTCGCCTCGACAACAATCGGCGGCTCTGTGAGAGAACCATGCCAGGGAATCTAAGCGCGCAGGGTTTTCTGGAATCATGGAATCACAGAGCCGTGAAAAATATGGCGGCATGTGCAAGCGTCCACGTCGCGCCGCTGGTCTTGACTGATTGCACACTGATTATTGGTTTTCATTTCCTCTCTCCTCCTGTCCCCGTGGCAAATGGCTAACACCTTTGCCACGGGAATTCTAAAATCTTACTCAAGGAAGGATGGTTTTATGAAATTGTTTTGTTCGATTTTGGTAGTTGTCGGGATTTTTACATTTATCCCGGCTTTTGTTGCTCAGCGGGTTTTCCCAGAATCTCAATACTACCCGCTGACCGCTAAGGTCACTGGGTTTTCATCTGAAAGCGATATGGTCTTTGCGGAATCCAATGACGGTAACATCTGGTGCTTCACGGGCACTGAAGACTGGATGATCGGCGACAGGTGCGCTATGGTCATGAATGACAACGGTACTCCGGCTGACACGACGGACGACATGATCGTCTCTGTCAGGTATTTCATCTGAGGAAGGATATAATTCTATGACGCCTGATCAATCACTTGCGCTCCGGGTTTTTGAAACTCGATTCGCACCAAACATCCTGCGCAATGCAAAACGCGGGGTGATTACATTTGAGGAGACGATTTATCTCCTCCAATCCGAGCTGCTCCAGATCGGACATAACCCGTATGACTATTGTAAGTCTGCGGGTTTTTCATTTGATGAGTAAAGGGGTTTTTGAAAATGAAAAACGAGTTTGGTCTTCAGCTCTGGTATCAGAGTATGACGATGGGGAATATTGTCCCGTCTCGTCTGGAATTGGTTAAACAGGTTTTTGAAAGCCTGTTTAAGTACAAGACGATCGACATCCGCTGGATGCCGGTCTGGCTGAAAGAGGGGTGATTCATGAAAGTAAATGTCAGATACGCAGGTATTGCCGATGCCGGGAATACCACATTCGAAATTCTTGACGGGGGTTTTACCGACATGGTGAACGATCTCATTGATCAGTGGGAAAATTTTCGTCATGAGTCCTATAAAAGCAACAACCCCGCAGACTGGCTGTGCGATGCCAGAATTACAAGCGTGGAGGGTTTTAATAATGTGTGATGGCTGTGTGTTAAACGGCCGCTGTGACGGCTGTGATGACGCCGGATGGTTTGACTACCGGCGCGAAGAGGAAGAACTTGATGCGTGGCGCGACGAGTCACGCTATTACGATGAACTTGAGCCGTGGTTCATGGATGATGAGGAATACTATTCCCCGTCTACACCATGGAATGCACCGGGCATGACGGTGCAGGATTTCATTTAAGGAGGATTCAATATGACGGATACAGATTTCGAGCTGTATGAAAACGAAGACGGCACCGCATATGCCGTGCTTGTCTCATACGGTTCCGGCTCACCGTGGTCACACGGGAACACGTTCCTGGCATGCAACAAAGATATCGTGGAATTTTGGCTTGCACACAAAGATAACAGGCAGTTCATGAAGACCATTGGTTCCTACCACTTTGGGGAACAGAAAGAGGATCCTGTTTATCAGGAAACTCTCAAATATTTTGTTGATCATAACCTCGCCTATAAGGATGAGGATGATGAGGACGGCGAATGGGAACTTCCGTACATGGTCGGGTTTGCCAGCATCAGGCTTGAATGGGTTCCTTACGGAATCATGTGGAGGATTGATGAGTATGACGGCGCGGAAAGCGTCGAGTACTTTAGTCAGTCCTCATACAACTGCTTCACAAAGTCTGCATAAAAGCAGTCTTTGGTGCGGAGGTTTTTTAAGATGGGTTTTGTAAAGCTTAATGACGATCCTATCACAATCGAGTACGTACCAGACGAGCATGAAGCATCAAGGGATTTTACACCTTCCTTTTGGTTCCGTAATCGCCGACACTATCTCGACGATTACGTGAAAACGCACAACAATCCATGGATGGGTTGTGCGGATTTTCCGGAACACATCCACGGCATGGAGGCCGAGGTGTACGTGAGACCGCTGTTTATCGAGATTGTAGACGATGGCGATGCAGTCAATGTCTACGAGGAAATCACGGCGTAAAGGAGGCTTTGATCGAGGTGGTTGTGATGAAAGAAGTATGTATGGAACACAAGGACACTGGAAATTGTGTCACATACGAAAATGTTGTTGCGTATGACACGCATGGAGCTGATGATGACGGTCCGGTTTTCCTGTTGATTCTCAGCGATGGAAACACCGCGACATTCCACAAGGCTGAGTGGCACTGCTTCGTCCGCGAATGGGTAGAGCACGAATGAAAAAGAAAATCATGGATTGGGCATGGGGTCATTGCGAATGGCTCCATTGGTTTTTGCGAGACGATGTGTCCATGAGTTTTAAACTGCTCAACCTGTTGAGTGGTGACCGGCTCAGGAATTTCACGAGCTTTGCCTGCATGACAGTTCACGATGTTAAGCGATATTACGATATGATCGCTGAACTTAAGGCAGAATATGGTGATGATCTCACACTTGAGAAATACGACAGATTTATCACAAGGCAGCTCGGATGGCATATAGATCGCGCGGTTCGTAACTGCGATGATCTCTGGCAGGTATAAAAGTAACATCAATAGTCTGCGAGGTTTCTGAATGATCAAAAAGATTACTTACATCGCAAAAGACGGTGAGGAATTTGAGACCGAAGAGGAATGTATGGCGCACGAGCAATTCACTATCGGGTTGCCAGGTATATTATGCTTCGATTCAAAGATGAACTTTTTGGATCCGCATGAGGGCGCAGACGATGCGTTTTCTTCATCAAGTTATATCGTGGTTACGGATGCGCATGAAGCGAAGCGAACCTTTGATTATATGAGTGAGTATACGGGTTGCACATCCCCTGTTTGTCATAATGATATGGGGTTTTTCAAATACAATCCAGACAAAGACAGCTGGGATGATATGTGCTATGCGGTAATCAGAGGGTTAGTAGATATGTCATCTCTGCTTCATGGAGTAAAGCGCGTCGATCAGGAGACTGGAGATTCGGCTTCGAGGTATTTAAAGAAGAAATTAAATGACATGCTTCTGATGACGCTTGGTTCATAAAAGTAACATTTGGTTGTGAGGTTTTCTAACATACAACTGATAACGAGGTGACTTTGAATATGTGCGAATTTTGTGAAGCGCATGAGAATAAGTCGAAAGACTTTGATCCAGATTACGGTCGGGTTTTCGTTGGTCATGGAACGAAGTGTGCCGCGTATGGTGAACTTTTGCAAAATGTCGATGAGTCCGGTAGGCCATTCTTCTTCTTCGATGGTTATGCAGATTCTTTTGTCGGACCATTTTATCCGAGGTTTTGTCCCCTATGTGGGAAAAATCTTGACGCGGTTTACCCAAAACCGGAACATGGGTTTATGGATTATATCGGAGAATAAAACCAATCTTTGACGGGCATTTCCCACTAAGCGATAAGCCGATGCCGCTCGGTGGCGTGAACGAAAAGGGATAAGCGCCACACAATAATAGTCTTTGAGGTTTTTGAAATGAAATCCGGGATAATCAGGAAAAGCATCCATTCGATCGATGAGGTTCGTGAGGTAATTGATACACCGGAGCTTCGCAACTTCGACTTCCGCACCAATAAAAAGCGGGTGAACTTCTGCGGCGACGAAATTAAGCTCCATAGTCTCCGGTATCTCGTCTTTTTTGAGAAGGGAATGACCTGTGTTTCGTGCGGAATTCAAGGAAAGTTCTTTGCAAAAGAACGCAATCCGACGGATAAGCGTTACCATTTGAATCTTTACGCCGTCAACGACAAGGGCGAAGAGGTTCTGATGACGAAAGATCACATCATTCCGGTCTCTCTTGGTGGGAAAAATACACTGGATAATCTTCAGTGTATGTGTGAACTGTGTAATGCGACCAAGGGGTGCCAACTGGCCGATTAAAAAATTATTTGGTTGTGAGGTTTTTGAAATGACATCACGAGAAGCAGCCGAGCAGATCCTGCAGGGGATGCTCGAAATGAAAGACTACTATGATGAGTGGGCGTGTGACCGTGAAGCAGATTGTGTTGCGGTTCTCGCCGCCGGCTTGCAGTGCGCCATCGATGAAGGCGTATACGACGAATAGATCGCGAGGTTTTTGAGATGATAACACTATCCGAGGCATTCAAGCTATGTGGAATCGGAGAAGAAGCTGTTTATCTCAGGCATGTGAAAGACCCGCCTGGCAGCCATTGGTCCTATTACTTCTGGTCAAAGAAAATTCGTGACAAGTTTGACATGAAGAAAGTCCGGGTGATCAGGATTGAAACTGAATTCGAGCATTTTGGTCCGGAATTTCTTGGGTTTCGTTTCGTAGTGGACGGGATCACACAAGAGGAATTAACGAAATTGAGTTATTCATAAAACAAGATTTTGGTGAGGTGATAACATGCGTAAACCTACCGTTGCAGAGTGCCGGGAAAAAGAGATCCAGAAACTTGTTACCTTCAAAACCGACAATCCGACGCCTGAAGATTTCGACGAGGCCCGCCGGCTGATGAACAGTTTCTACCGCCTCTGCGGTCTCGCGGAGAGGAACCTGTACCTGTCCAACGATGAGCGTACCGGGAATCTCAAGAGTACCGCGAAAAGCGAGGAGCGCGAGAGCGAATGGCACAAACGCCTTGACGCGGAATTCCAGCGTCTGTACGGCTTGCGGCTTGTGTACTGCGGGTACATGCCGTCCATCGGCGTGCGTACCATGCCGGGTTACGGCTTTTCCGAAAAGATCTCGCGGTTCTTTTACGAGTGAGGTGATCCCATGAGAAGACCGCTCATGGTAGAAGAGGTTCTTGATCTGCGCAAACAGATTGTCCTGAACAGTCTGTTCATTTCAGATTACAGGAACAGTTTGGGCGTCAACGCGAGAGAAGCGTGTGACTTCTTTGACGGTTTTATGGAGTTTATCGGCGAGCTCGCCGATGAAGACGGATTTGAGGTCACATACGCCACGTACAACGACTTTTTCAAAAAGTATGACACGCCGGAGAATCTCGAGAGCTGGTTCGGCTGTTTTACGGAATGGCCGCTCTATGCGGAAGAAGATGAGGAGGAATAATGTTCCAACTGAAAATGGATACGGGTAATGCGGCTTTTCATGAGCCGTCTGTAGCTGCGCCGGATCAGTTCCTTGTTGAGTGGGAAGTCCGGCGCATTCTTCGTCAGGTCTGCGCTGATCTTGCCGACTGGAAGACCAGCGGGAAATGTATCGACCTCAACGGCAATGTGGTTGGTGAGTGGAGTCTGGAGGAATAAACAAAATGGCTAACAACGAATCCCTGCAGTACAGGGTAAAGATGGTCAAGGCGATGGAGTACATTGCCTGCCAGATCAACGATGAGAACATCATCGAGGCGTGGTTGCAGCTCGGCGTTGCCGATGGAGATATTCCTTACGGAGATCTCAGTGTCCGTGAGGAGGATTATGACGACCTCGAATACTACATCGACGATGAGGAATTCGGGGAACTCATGGGCTTGTTCCTCTACCTGATGCACAAAGCCTTCAAGAGCGGCGGGCTTTACTGCAACAAAATCTTATCAAAAGAGTGAGGAGTAATCGGTATGACGGAGGCTGAAGCCAAATCCCTGCAGAAGGGTGACCTTGTCACCTACCACGGAGAAGACTGCGTGATTCTCCGCATCCACAAGAGTCCAGTGCTGGTGGAGTGCAAGACGGTGAACCAGAAGAACCAGCAGTGGCACATGGTACGTCCCGGAGGAGTCAGGCTGAAGAAATGAATACAATCCGGGTTTTATTGCACCCACAGCAGGCTTTCAGGCAGCTTGTCTGTGGGTTTTGTCATGACCTCTGCAACATCTTTGAAAACGAAATGAGGTGATCCGATGTACCGGGTGGTCTACCAGGTTTTCCCTTCTGGGCAGTATAAGGAGAAGTTCTTTGATTCATGGGAGCTCTGCCGCAAGTTCGTCTGCAAGATCAGACACACGCCACAGTGTCGCCTGGTGATTCACCCCAATTACATGTGATTGGAGGTGAACACAGATGTACGACATCTACTATGACCGCGGGAATTCGACAGACATTTACGAGTGTTTCCGCGGTTCGTTTCCTGAGTTGCTGGAGCATGTGAGCGACCTGATCGCTGACTGTTGCAGCAACATTGAGTATTACAGTGCGGAATAAAAGAAAGAGGTGAGTGAAATGCCGACAGACAGTGCGCTGAGCTGGGGGATTCTGCTGTTCTTTACGATCTACGGTTTTTGCCATGCGGTGAAGGCCGTGATCGAGGCGGATAAAAAGCGCCACGGAGGTGACCGTAATGGCTGGTAAGTCAGATATCTATGTGTACCCGGAGGACATCTGGGATTACATAACACGGCACCGGTCCCAGCTGGAGCGTTCCATTGTGATTGTCGCCGAAGATGATGCGTACGGCGTGGAGATTGCGCTGGAACTCCGTGGGAAGACGCCGGTTCTTGTCGTCTACATTGACGACCGGGAATTCGAGAGCGACTTCCTGACCGCCCGGTCCCAAACCGAGGAGTACGCCCGTGAGATGTACGATTCTTATCTCCGGGGGTATTCCGCTCAGGATTCAGATGCAGATTCGTCCGATTCGGACGAGGAAGACAGCTATCTGGATAAGGAGATCGCCGAGCGCGACGAGGAACTGAGGGATGCCTTCGACGCCTTCCTTGAAGCGGTTCTCGGCGATGCGTTCCCTATGATTAAAGCAGACGACGCAGACGAGATGATGGATGAGGTGCTGGCGCTCCTGTCCGCTCTCGGCTGTGAGGTTTACCGCCCCTGTTTTCTCGACGCAGGAGATGGTACAGAGGTTTTTGTCGAGTACCCATATTCTGAAACCACACCGGAAGAACCGGGTGGAAATATTAATTAAGGAGGCCATATCATGGCAAAAACTAAGATCGTTGGAGACGCCCTCGTTATCACTTCCGAGCTCAAGCTCACCGACCTGGAGCTGGTGCAGAAGTATGAGCCTGCCGCTCTCAAGCTGTATAATGTTGATGACAACGGCAAGAAGAACCCCTGCTTCGCCATCTGCGTCCAGCCCGGCGCCCTCCAGAAGTTCGATGTGACCGACAACGGGATCACCTTCCGTAAGGCTTCCCGTGACGGCGGTTTCGCCGAGATCACCTGCTCCGTCCCCGCTGGTGAGGGGGATGTGCGGGAGCTCGTCGCCGAGAAGTTTGGCGGCGCGATCTCCGGCCTGATCCGTCTGGAGCAGGAGCTCCCGGATGTGATCGAGGCGATCACCGAGCGCCGGCAGTCCGTCATCGACTGCATCGAGGTCATCTGACCTCCCTCATAGGTGACCGGGGTTTTCCGTCCCGGTCACCTGGCTTTTAATCCTTCATCTATCCTTCATTCATTAAATAAAAAATATTTTAAAAAAAGGAGATATATACCATGATTAAAGTCATCATCAAGCTCAACGGAGACCAGTTTGCTGTTAATGTTGCTCCCGAAACCACGCTGCGCCAGATTCTGGAGGCCGAGCACATCGACTACGCCAGTCGCCAGCTCAACCTCGACGGCTGCCCGCTCCGCGCCGGTGACATGGACAAGCCCCTTGTCACCTATGTCAATTCCCCGACCTGCTATCTGGTTGCTGTCCAGAAGCTGGACAACGCTAACGCCTGATACATTCCCATCCTTATCCCACACCGGGTTTTCCGGTGTGGGTTCTATATTGCAGGGTGGCGGAAAGGGAAGACGCAGGCATGGTATTGCCTACCGGGTTTAGCGGCCTGGTGTCCGGGTTCGAGGCCCGGCCCTGCATCCATACAAATTAAATACGTAATGAGGTGATGAAATGTTTAGCGCTGCGATTCAGCGAACCCCGTTTGTGACCGCCGCGGCGGATCGATACTTTGGCGGCAAAATAGCAGGAGACCGATACGGCGACGATCATACGGCGGTGTCAACACTTCGTGCTCTTCTGTACCACAGGATCGGCAATAACACACTGTACTTTGAATACATGACCACGTCATACGATCTTTCGAGGATCGGACGTCGCACGGAATCTGACTGGGGGGATGCCTTCCGTACACGTTTTGAAGGCAGGGATAACTATCTGACGGTCATGGAGCTGTGCAACCCTTCAAAAGAAGCAAATGAAAAGCTGTTTGATATTCTTGCGGGCAACTTCGCCGACCACGACGGCTGGGTCAGGCTGAAGCCGATCACGGACTTCTTCCGCAGGAATTTCGATGTGCTGTGCTTCATCAGGCCTGCAATGAAGCAGACTGTGTATGTCATCAAGAGTGCGGATTCCCTTGATAAGAAGCTTCGGATTTTCCATCAGCTTCAGCTGTCATTCCTGACTGCGCTGCCGTGGTATTTTAATCCGCAGAACGGTGACAGGCTTCTCCCGGAGGAAAAGGAACTTCTGGAATCTCTGCAGGGCAGAGACCATACGCAGTATCTGGAATGCCTGAAGAAGTTAGAAGCCAGTCTGGATTTCGAGGCAGGTTATATCAGAGAGCAGCTGACGCAGATCGAGTCTGCTTATGAGCGTGCCCGTCTGCAGGTGGTCCGGCAGGAGATTAGCCGCACCATGGAAAATATCGCCGAGTATGAGCGGTATATCAACAATCTTCTCGAAGAGATAACAAAGAAGAATATCGAGCTGAGCGGGCTTGAGTACAAGCTGAATAACAGCAATCCGGAATCCACGCTCTGTGATTACTTCCTCTGTAACAGGGCTTTGCGGCTTGGCATCGTCAGCGGTACGCATATGCAGTACAGTGTCAACACCCTCATGACCTACTTCGATGAGGATCAGGCGCTCGCCCTGATTCGCAACCCCAGGAGCGTCATGTACTTCACGTCCTCCGCTTTCCCCGCCGAGCATGTGAAGAAGCTCATGACGGCGATCTTCATCGACGAGAAGATCAGGGTTCGCTTCTGCGCCGCTTATGACCTGAACGTGTCCGGTGGGGTTTCCGGTGTCAAACACTATAATTTCATGGAGGATGAGCTGGACAGGATGCCGAACCCGCACATTCAGTATCACGCCTGCCTTGGGGATCACCGTATCGCTCTGGATGCTGCGATGAGAGAACGGGATTATATCGGGGCGATCTCGCAGACCATCGCCTCAGCCAGCAGTCTGAACGTCACGGACAGCGTGGTCATGGATGAATTCTGCCGCAACATGTTTAACGACAAGACGACCCGGTGGTTTGAACTGCCGGACGGTACAAAAATGAATCTGATTGAGGCTCTGGATTATGTCACGAAAGAAGAAAAGGAGGAAGCACATGAGTAAGGTTCTGAGGATGACCCCGGAGATCATGGAGGGGATGCGCAGGGATTTTGAGACCGCGCTCCAGTCCGGCCAGATTGTGGACGGGGTTTTCAGTTTCACGAAGTCTTTCAAGTCCGACGACAGGAAGGCGGTTCTCCGCTTCACGCCGAAGGCATACGCCAAGATGACGGCGCTGGTGCAGGCTTTTGAAAAGGAAGTGGCCTGGCACTGCGTCGCGAAGCGCTGCGATGATCCGAATACCTATCTCGTATATGACATTCTGGTTTATCCGCAGACCGTCGCCGCCGCCACGGTAGACATGGATGTCCAGAAGTATGCCGAGTGGTGCGAGGCCGGGCTTCGCTCCGAAGACGACCGCTTCTTCAATCTGTACGGACAGGGGCATTCCCATGTCAACATGGCGACCAATCCGTCACCGACGGATCTGACGCATCAGCGCGGCGTTCTGAAGGACCTCAGACCAACCGGGTTTTACATCTTCATCATCTGGAACAAGCGCAACGAGCACACCATCTGGATTTACGACCTGAAGGAGAACATCGTGTATGAGGATAAGGATATCACACTTCAGGTTGGCGATATGGATCTCACCGGGTTCATCGCCGATGCGAAGGAGCTGGTAAAGATTCAGACGTATCCGTCCCAGAAGTGGAACGATATGTACGTCACCCCCGTGAAGCCCGCGGTGTCCAGTCAGCAGGCGCCCGTCCCTGTGACCCCTGCGCCGAAGAAGAAAGAGAAAGCCTATACGGTCGTCAAAGCCGACAGCCGGTTTTATGACGACGACAACGACCCCACCAGCCCCTTCTTTGTGAAGGATAATCTTTATGGAATGGAGTGAACTGTATGAATCTTTCAAAAATCTATGACTACTTCCAGCCTGACAAGGACGAATCCAGACTTCATATCGTGGGCTGCGGCTCTGTCGGTTCCACGCTGGCGGAGAATCTCGCCCGCTGCGGCCTGACCAACTTCACTCTCTGGGATTTTGACCTGGTGGAGCAGCACAATATCGTCAATCAGATGTTCCGCGCCAAGGATGTGGGCCGCCCGAAGGTGGAGGCTCTCCGGGATATTCTGGTGGAGATCAACCCCGACTGCGCCGAGACCGTTCAGATCAAGCCGGATGGGTGGCAGGGGAAAATGATGTCCGGCTACATCTTCCTGTGTGTGGACAACATCGAGCTGCGTCGCAAGATCACCGAGCAGCACATGAACAACTCCTTCGTGAAGGCCATGTATGATTTCCGCACCGGCCTTGAAGGTGCGCAGCACTACGCTGCGGACTGGAAAGATCCGAAGATGAGGGAAAACTTTCTTGCGACGATGGATTTTTCTCATGAGGAAGCGGCGGCTGAGACGCCGGTTTCCGCCTGCGGTGTGACCCTCGGGCTTTGTCCGACGGTTCGTGTGGTCTGCGCCTACGGTGCGGCGAACCATATCAATTTCGTCAACGGGAAGGGACTGAAGAAAGTCCTGATCGTAGACGTCTTCCACATGGACACCATCGCGTTCTGATCTGACACAACCCTCTGGCAGCGGGGAATCAAAGCTGCCATTGCTGTAACGATTATTGTTTCCAAAAGAAGCAAGCTCCTCGCCGTCGGCAGGAGTGTCATCTTGACCGGAAGGGAAACCGTCCCGGGGGCCCGCGGCTCCAGCAGCTGGTACCCTGATGCCCCGAGCTTCGTGCGCCATAGGTGCAGAGAAGCTCGCGATTCGGTTCACGAAACAGGTCAAATGACAGTTTTTCTCAGTACCCGTACCCCGTTTTCAACCCAAGATCCAATCGCGATACTCCCGCGGCGAGCCGACACGGCTCCCTCGATGGCGATCACCAGGATCGCCGAGCTGGATCGGGACATCATCTGGGGTATGCTGGTTACAGCAGAATAGAAAGAAAGGAGAATGACAGGTATGCAAAGCGCCGTTAGTCTGGTACCGGAGAACCCGACGGTTTTCGTCACGGTAAAAGCCTCCCCGAAATATCACCAGATGACGCTGGATGAACTTGTCTACGGGCTTCGCAGCGCCCCGACGGTTTGTCTGAACGAGAATAACACCACGACCTATGAGCTGAAGACTGTCAGTGAACATTTCCTTCGCGGTATTTCAGTCGGTACTATGATTCGTCGTCTGGAAGCGTTCAATGCTTCGACGGATTTCCTGCGGGAGATTCCGAGGCGCGATCTCTACTATTCCTTCTGCATTCCGAAGAAGTCCGGCGGGCTTCGCCACATCGACGCCCCGAGGGAAGATCTGATGAATGCCCTGCGGGAACTGAAGGAGCTTCTGGAGCAGGGTTTCTGCGAGCAGCTGCCCGGTTCCACCTTCCAGCTCCGCTGCTATCACACATCGGCTTTCGCCTACATTCAGCACCGTTCCACTATAGATGCTGTGAAGCGGCATCAGCTCAACGAGAGCAAGTGGTTCGGGAAACTGGACTTCCATAACTTCTTCGGCACGACGACGCTTGACTTCTCCATGTCCATGCTGTCCAGGATTTTTCCTTACAGTGAGATTTGCCGCAGTGAACACGGCAGGGAAGAGCTGAGGAAGGCCGTGGAGCTCGGCTTTCTGGACGGCGTCCTTCCGCAGGGCACGCCGCTCTCTCCGACTCTGACCAATATCATCATGATTCCCGTGGATCATCGCCTCTCCAATACGCTGCGGGATTTTGACGGCATCCACTACACCTACACCCGGTACGCCGACGATATGATTATCTCCTCCCGCATTTCCTTCAACATTCAGAAGATTGAAGAGCTGGTTCTGCGGGTGCTGCGGGAATTCGGCGCGCCTTTCGTTCTGAATCAGGAGAAGACGCGCTACGGTTCCTCCGCCGGGTCGAACTGGAATCTCGGCGTCATGCTGAACCGTGATAATCAGATCACCGTCGGGTATAAGAACAAGAAGCGCTTTCAGGCGATGCTGTCCTCCTATGCGATGGACAGGCAGCACGGTATCCGCTGGTCTCCTGATGACATCATGAACGCCCTCGGCCTGCACAGCTATTACAGAATGGTAGAGCGGGAGACGATAGATCGGATCATGCTCTATCTCAATCAGAGGTTTGGTTTTGACATTATCAAGACCATGAAACGGGATCTTCAGCCCGCCGGCTGAACACAGAAAGGAGAATGTATCATGACAAAAACAGAATGGCTGGAAGAAATGTGTGATTGGGGTTCCCTGCGCTCCTGGTGCCTTGAAAACTATGTAATGGACGATGAGTTCTGCGACATCTTCCCGAATGAAGAACTGGATGACTATATCGAATCGGATATACAGGACTACGACGGCGGCTGGCGAAACCTGAGGGATTACCTCGCCGATATTCCCACCGGCTGGGACTGGTATAAGCGGAACGGATTCTTCGATTATGAAGGAATGGACTACGAGTTTGACTCGTGGAAGGAAAGCGTCTACGAATACCTCTGCGAAGACGAGGAGGCGTGGTTTGACGCGGAAGAGGAAGAAGAGGAAGAGCCTGAGGAGGAATCCGGAGGCGACGGTTCTGCTGATAACCTGTCTGCCTCAAACTACATCCGGGTTTTCCTCGCCGTCCAGCATGAAAAGGAGGGAGAGTTTGAGCCGCTCAGTGTAGACGGGATTTTTGGTCTGACATCCATGGAAACCTGACCGCAAAGTGAAACTGTTCACATTCGTGACCCCTTGAAAAGCCCCAAAATACGCCGGGTTTCGAGGATTTTGCACCGGGCGTATTAATGGAAGAGAATAATCAAACGCTGATTTCATATGCGACGCAAACGTATCCTTTCGATACACTCTCCGCCGTCGGCGAGAGGTACACCTTGATCGGGAAGAGACTTGCCCAGGGGGCGACGCGTTCGCCAACTCCCGGGCCGGAAGCTGCCGGCTTCTGCTCCTTTCTCGATCATCGTGCAGTCGTATAACACATTGTTTTACAAAATGCAAGCGTTGAATAAATTTTATCAGCAACAAATCACAATGTTTGCACGCAAAATCCTTCGTAAATCCGACCAGAACTGCTCGGTTCTTGGCTTCGCAACCCAAAACCGTGCAGAGGCAGCCCAGAGCTCTGGAGGTGACCTACCGCTCCCGCCGTGCACTCTGCCCTGCTGCTGGTCGCATATGAAATCACAACCTCATGGCAGTACTGTTGGAAATAATTCGCCCTCGAAAAGCCCATAGTTACGGGGCTTTTCACACATTTGATGCAGTGTTCCTATGGAAGAATAAGATTGACGGGAGTGATCTTTTGAGGCTGTACGACGATGAAGCGAGAGAAATTATCGGCGCTATTCTGACGCAGGCGGTTACGGATTACAGGCTTCTCCTGAAAAACGGGCAGGATGTAATCAAAGATCAGCGTGCCGGTTATTTCGGCAAGGAAGAGATCAGGGAATTCTTCTCTGATGAATGGGGCGAAGACCTCGTTCAGATCGGCCTGAACTGTGACGATATCTCAGGCCTGGAGCTGCTGCGGAATGCGGCAGGCGGTTTGTGAGGGTAATACCATGGTATACATAACAGGAGATTGCCACGCAGATTTCAGGCGCTTTGCAACAAAGCGGTTCCCGGATCAGAAAGAGATGACCCGCGACGACATCATGATTGTTTGCGGGGATTTTGGAATCTGGCACAACGATTCCGAAGAGCGCCATAACCTGAAATGGCTGGACGGAAAACCGTTTACGACGGTATTCGTAGACGGGAATCATGAGAATTTTGACAGGCTTTACAGCGGTGAGTTTCCTGTCGTGGAATTCCACGGCGGCAAAGCTCACCGGATCATGCCGAACATTTACCACCTGATGCGTGGCGAGATGTTCACCTTTGACGGGAAGAAGTTCTTCTGCTTCGGAGGCGCCAGCAGCCACGACATCTGGGACGGGATTCTGGACCCCGATGATTTTGAAAGCGTCGATGCCTTTTACGCTGTGTATAAGCAGTGGTCATTCATGAACAGGATGTTCCGTGTCAACCATCTGTCATGGTGGAAGCAGGAACTTCCAACGCAGGAAGAACTGGATCACGGATGGAAAACATTGGAGGACAACAATTTTGAGACAGATTTCATTGTATCGCATTGCTGCCCGCAGGAAGTGGCGTCAGTACTTGGCTTCCGGGAATCGGACAACCTGACCGCATGGTTCAACGAGGTCGCGCACAAAACAAAATTCGAGAAGTGGCACTTCGGTCACTACCACGATGAGACGAAGGTCTACGGCAAGTTTGTCCTGCATTACACGGATATTGAACGGATCGTTTAGGAGGTTAGTCCCGTGGTTTTTGATGTGAGATACACCGAGACAAATATCGGCTGGTTTCAGGTGGAAGCGGATAGCCCGGCACAGGCCGAGGCGCGGTTCTGGGACGGTGTTGCGACAGGGGAATATGATCTCCTGAAAACGCAGATCGTCGAGTCCGATGCCACCGCCTTCGAGATGGATTGATAGAATAATGTTTTTGTGAGGTATTTACATAATGATTTGGACAATCATTGTTTTTGTGATTCTGGCGATCTCAATTTTTGTTCTCTTGATCGACAGCTTCGATCATGAAGCTGTCAGTGTCATTGCCGTGCTCACGCTTGTGATATCCACTATTGCGGCGTCTTGCATGGGTATTACCGTAATTGTTGAAAATACATTCCATGACCGTAAGCTTGCGGCGCTTCAGGCGGAACGCACGGCGCTGGTTTACCAGGTGGAACACAATCTCTATCTCGGTGATGCGGTCGGGAAATTCAACAGCGAGCTGATCGATTCGCAGTTTGGGCACGAGAATCCGTGGACGAGCTGGCTCTACGGCTCGTACTGGATGGAAGTAGATCCGATCGAGTTTAACGATTAAATGAGCAACCTTGAACACTACTTTGAGAATCTCCTGTTCGATGGGCATGATGTGGCTGATAACTGCAATAAGGATGCGCTGTGCCCGGCAGAACAGAAAGCCGTTGAAGAGTGTGCGGATTATGTGATCTACTCGCTCTTCTGCGGGCGGGAAGACTTCCTGAAATGGGTAAATAGAACATGAAGCCGTACAAATTTGGTGATCTTCTGTACTACACCTCACCGCAGAAGCCGCACAGAACACGCTGCGTCTATGTAAGAGAGGACGCCGGGAAAGCGGTGGTTCTTTTTAAGCACGCTGAGTTTGTGGCGCGTGTCAATTACGCATATCTCAGCAGCGATAAGCAGGAAGAATAGTATTGATCGGAGAATAATAACATGAACGAAATCATTACATATCTGCGCATGCATTCCTCCGCCGAGAAACCTGTCAGCGGCAGGGTTCTTGCGGAAAGATTTGGCCTGACCGGGCAGAAGGTCCGTGAGTATATCAATCAGGCGAGACGGGACGGCGTCCCGATCTGCTCGGCGCGCTGGGGGTATTTTTACTCGGAAGATAAGTCGCAGATCAAAAAAACGATCGACTCGATGCGTGGCCGGATCGTATCGCAGGAGCTTGCGATCGATGGACTGAGCACGCTTCTGCACGGCGCAGCATAAAGTTAAGTTTTGATTCACAAAAGGAAAGATGGATTACATAATTGCAGATCAAAATTGAAGACTACTTAACACAAAATGAGATAAAAGAAATAGTCGGTAGGGCTTTATACGACAAGGCGTTTAAGAACAGTAAAATCCCGAAAATCCCAATGCCGGACAGAAAAGATACAACTATAACCAAAACAGTTGGTACAGATATAGAGATAAGTCCGAGAATACTGACGCGTAATGAATTGAAAAAACAGGTCGGTAGCGTATGTTGTAATTGTGGATCGACTGATAATATTGAATATCATCATGTTGTCCCACTGTCGTTTGGTGGACGGGATGTTGCGAGTAATATCTACGCGGTTTGTAGTGACTGTCACGCTTTAATCCATTTTGGTAATCATAACGATATATCACATTCGGAAGCAACAAAGAGAGGAATCGAACTTGCGAAACAGAATGGGTATAAACCTGGCCGTAAGCCTGGAGTAAGTATTGACACGAAAAAGGCAAAGGCTGCAAAAAAGATAATTGTACAAGAATCTCTTGATTTTTTTGGAGATAAAAATGATGTTGAGGTTTTAAAAATTATCGGGAATATAAGTCGTAACAGTTATTACAAATATAAGAAAGAATTAAAAGATGAGGCTGCGAACTTTAATGCAGTATAAAAGAAGAGATTGATTGAAAGGACGGTGCACGCATGACCCACAATCTTGATCTCAGTATTGCGATAAATGACGACGGGTTCTGTGATCTGATCATTGCGGAACCGGAGAGCGGGCTCGCACAGAAGCTTAATTTCCCGCTTGAGTTTGACGAACACCCGGTGTTCGACGCAATGATCGGCGCGGAAATCTATTCCTGGCTTTCGCTCTGGGCGAAAGCATAAAAGTTTAGTTTGATGATGGGAGTGAATGATCTATGACATATCTCATTGACTGCAAAATCATCGGGTACTATACCGTTCGCGTGGAAGCGAGCTCCCTTGCGGATGCGGCAGGTAAGTGGCAGAAGGCAATCGACGAGATTGATTTCGGTCGCATCGACAGCCCGGAAATTGAACCGATCTCCTGTTATAAAGATGAATAAAAATTCAGTTTGGTCAGTTGTTTGCATCCTGTAAGCAACTGCATAACACTGCGGCGGCTCAGTTTGAACAGGGTGGTCTATATGGCTGCCTTGAGTTTACAACCGCCAACTTTTTATGAAATGAAAGGAGCGCCCATGGAGCAGAAACGCATCCAATCCGCAAAACTGAGAGCACTGGAATACTTCGACCGCATTCTTGAGACGAGGCCGGCGAAGGGTTTTGTGGAGATCGTCGGCAGGATTGGCGGCGAGGTGCTGACCTTCCGTTTCCATGATAACGGCGTCGTATCTCATCAGGGTATGCAGATTTTTTTCTCTGATGAACCTGTTGATTTGGAGGTTTTATGAACAGTAAAGGAATCAAAACGGGTGCCTCGGTTCCCTATGGCACCACGACTCTGGACGAATTCATCTGCCCGACATGCTCCCATCGCTGGTTTGAGTTCTCTGATGATGTGCACGCTAAAGTTTGCCCAAGCTGCGGAACAAAATTCTGCGAATGGTTTGTTTTCTATAACACGGATTCTTTCTGTGACAGCTTCAAGTCCAGTTGTTATGAACAGGCACAGGAAGACGCCCTCGATGCGCTGATCAACTGGTCGCTTCAGGAACGCGACAACTGGGTAAACAATGTTCCGACGTCGGAACAGATTGAGAGCTGGAATCACATGATTGAGTCCTCCTGCGTGACAGTCTGCCGTCGGTTTCCTGCGATTTCCAGGGAAGAATACGAGGAAATCTGGCGACCGAGTGACAGCGATCTGGATCATATCGGCTGGGTTTATTACGAGAAACTGAAACCGAAGTTGGAGGCGCACAGATTGGACTGGCTGTAAAGGAGAGTCTGTATGAGCCTTGACAAAGCGATAGCCCACGGGAAGGAAAAGCGCAGGCCGTATCACGGTTCCAAGGCATTTGACAAGACCTGCAGGAATCACGGAGGCTGTCCGTGGTGTGCGGAAAATCGACAGCATAAGTTCAGAGATAAGAAACCGCCTGAGTTGTACGGAAGGAGAATCAACATGAAGGAACTGAAGGTGCAGTGTTCTGTTTACATTGACATGCTGGAAGGCGAGGATCCCGACAGCGTGCTGGGTTTTCTGGTTGAGGACATGGATCTTCTGAATTACGGGATAAATATCTATGATGCCGTCGTTCAGGAGATCGACGAATAAAATCTCGGTTTGACTGAAAGGAGCGGATCACAATGGGTTACTGCGCAGACGGCAGCGGTTCGATTGAGTTCGGGTTTGCCCCGATCCCTGAGAAGCGGAAAGAGATTGATTTCATCCTCGGTTACTGGTTTGCGGATGCCTACTGGGACACGGATAAGTCCGTTTCCGTAATCTATGACGGCAAATACCACAGCGAATTCGAGGACGACCTCCAGAAGCTCAACGATCTCACGCCGGTTTCCTCCGGATGTATTGAATTCAGCGGCGAGGACGGCTGCCACTGGCGCTTTATCTTCGACGAGAAGACGAAGCGTTTCGAGGAGGAGGGCGGCAGGATCGTCTACAGCACGGAGACCCCGCTCAGATGGGTAGATGCGGCGGAGTTCGTCGGACAGATCATCGACGGCTTCGAGGATTTTCTTGAGGCCAAGGGTGTTGATATCCCGAATCCTGAAAAGGCTGAGAGCGAAGGTCCGGCGATCATCTACGGCACTGACTACGGAGAGCTCCAGTCCTATATTGAGAACTCCCTGATCAACTGGGGGCTTCTCCCCAGGATCAATCCAAACCAGACAGTATATTAATCGGAGGTTTTCTTATGCCTGTTGAAGCATACCGGAGCATTCTGGAGTCCCTGCCGCAGTATCCGCAGCCATCCCATGGCAGTGCCGTCTGGCACGGCTTTTGGGTAAATACAAACGGAGAGGAAATCATGTGTCCATATGCGGAGGCTGCGGACACCCTTGCGGATTTCTTTGAGGATTGCGGCGTGGGGGCTATGTGTACGCATTATTACGACGAAGATGAACAGGAGGCAGTCGTAAACGAAGACTGCTACGGATGGTGGTCTGTCTACATTAATGAATGAAGGAGGTTTCATCCATGACACTTGACAGGGCGATCGATATCATCGGCAGGTATGTAGACCAGGATCTGGAGGCTGCAGAACCGGAATGGGTTCGCGATGTTTTGCTGAACTGCTGTGACTGTACACGGGAGGAGATCTCTGAGCTTGGGCTCGATTATCTCTTCCCAGACGACTACTGGCTTTGGGACTGACCATGGATTATGACGAATTCGTTATTCCGGTGCGTGAAGACGAGACCGACTGGGGCTGGCTGACGCCGTATCTTGACACGGTTCTTGAGGATGACGGTAGCGACTATGGCGGTACGGCTTTTGCAGGCGAAACGCTTGGTGATTTTCTGCTCGGCAGCGACATCAGCGACATGGACGTCAAATCTATGGATGATGTGAACGACATCCTGAAAGCCAACGGTATCAAACCGATTGGAGAATCATAACTGATGCCCAAATACATCCCGCCGCCGGAACTGACCCTGATAATCCAGTCTCCCAATCGCAAGAAGCCGTACCGGATCGCGTCGTGGAAATACTATGAGATCATCGACCTTCTCCGTGAGCAGGGGGTTGAACGTCAGGCGGCTTATGACGCAGCCAAATGGGCTGGAAGAACAAAGGAATCCAAGGCAACCTACACACAGATACCGCAGTATATCCTGGAGATTACATAACGGAGGTTTTTATGAAGATCAAGCGTGAAATCAACGGGCAGGAATATGAGTTTGAGCTGACCAATGACGAGTGTGTAGATGCGTACTACGAAACGCAGCACGCATGGGATCTCGATTACATCAACATAGAACTGACGGACCATCTCCTCGACCCGGAATACGGGTACCCGGAAAATCTGCGTGAGATCGCGCAGCAGCTGCGGGACGACGGGAATCTTCGAGAGAAGGTGGCATATCAGTACCGTGAGTACAGGGACGATGTCGTCACGTTCGATGATGAGCTGTCCTGTCTGGTCAACGCATACTTGTACATGGCAAAAAGGCTTTGAGAACACATGTCGAAGGGGTTCTGGACTATACTCCGCAGTATGTCCAGGATAATCTGCTCACAACCCTGTCCGTCCTGATTGCGGAGGCGGAATATAACAGGGATGAAACCGCAAAACATTGGCTTGAAGACATACAGTGGTTTGTCGTGCATGTTATGTACATGATGATGGAAGGCAGAGTCACAGAAGAATGACGGCATCGTAAAGAAAGGGGATTCGTGATTGGATACAAGACATTTTGAGTTGGTTTCTCAGCTGGTGGAATACGCAAACGAATACGAGATCGGCACCCCGACCGGTGACATGTTCCTGGAGGCGGCAGCTACCATTGCTGCGCTGTACATCCAGATCGACAGTCTGCAGAAACTTGTAAAATCTCTGCAGGAAAAGCAGAAGACCTGCACCGCCGGTGATGACAAAGCCGTAGCCATGGCGCTGGTCAGGGTGTTCCGAAAGATTGAAGAGCTGCTGGAGGAGGAATAAGATATGATCCTGAACAAAGCGAATGTCAATCAGCGTGACCGGATCCTGTTCGGCGAGGATTACGATCCGCGGAAATACTTCGGTGGAATCCGCCGTTTCTCGGATCTCGATTACAAGAGGCTTAAGGAGCTCTTCCGTCTGGATGTCATTGATCCGGAAGACCGTCAGAACTATGCGCCGAATATCGCCACATTCATGGAATTCCTGCATGACCATGCAGGGTTTACGGCGGAAGGGTACGCCGTCAGCCCCGAGCGGAATGACTACCGCGTTTCCCTGGAGGGTGTGAACCTCGATAGAGACTATACACTTAAAGAGCTTCGGGATTTCGTCATGATGTTCCGTTCTGCGGATGAATTCTCTATCGACAGGGGAGGACTGCACTGTTGGTATGACTGATCGAAACGTCTACGAGGTTCCAACCGGCGGCATAGAAGTAATAGCAGTGGATATTGCCAAGCTCCGGCGCTGGATCGATAATAAAAATGTAATATGGTGCGAGAGCGAGGACGATGTATCTTTCCTCATACAGACGCTGATTAACCTCGGATATAAGATTGGCTTCGATCCGACGGGCAGAGCCCAGCTGAGCATAGGGCTTGGGCTTATACACACGGATGCGATACATTTCGCGTCTGAACACGATTGGGGTATCCATCAACGCAATGAATTGTATCTCGACAGCTTTTTTGTGTCTCTTGACTATAGGCCGCAGCCTTCCACGGACAGCTTTGACAAACTGGATCTTGGGCTTCTATACCAGATGTAACCCCACATATAGTATCTGACCCTGAATAAAACATTGATTTGAAATGCTCGTTATGTAGATTTGTCTGTAGATACATACTGTTTTCACAGGCAGCGCCTCGCCGTCGGCAGGCGTAACGCATTGCAAGACCCTGGAAACCCATTAATTCTTTCCTTGAAAATTCCGATCCTGGGAGGATCGAAATTTCCTTCAGAAAGAATTAACAACGGGGGCTCGGGGCTTATGCTCGCTCAGCGCGTTGATGGAGTAACAACGCGCACGCTCGCATAAGGATAACGGGCATTTGAAATGAGCGTTCCATCGACAAAGTTACATACATCGTAGACCGACCGTCAGGTTGGTCATTTTTTCGCTCTCGATGCACCTTGAAAACTGAATAAACAAACTGATTGGAGGAATTATATGGCTGAAGTCAGTATCTCTCCAGGCAATTCCAAAATGGGCAGCGTTCCGAGCGTATCTCTCCCGGCTAAGCAGACCTGCCGTCGCTGCGCCTGCTGGGATAAGTGTTACGCGGCAAAGCTGGAGCAGCTGCGCCCTTCCGTCCGTAATGCCTATCAGCGGAACTTGAACATTCTGCGGAGTAATCCGCAGTCGTATTGGGACTCCGTTGAAAACGCGATTGCTGTGGCGCGCTTCTTCCGTTTCCATGTCTCCGGGGATATTCCGGACACCGATTACTTCGTTAAGATGGTGGAAATGGCGACACGGTATCCGCACTGTGAGATTCTTTGCTTCACGAAGAAATACGGCATCGTCAACGACTGGATTCGCGGCGGCAGAAAGCTTCCTGCGAATCTGCATATGATCTTTTCGGCATGGGTCGGCCTGACCATGGAGAACCCGTACCATCTGCCGGAAGCCCATGTCCGCTATCGCAACGGGACGACAACCGCCAGAACAGATGCGGTTCCGTGCGGCGGGAACTGCACCGACTGCGCCAGAACCGACAGCGGCTGCTGGACACTGAAGTGCGGGGAACAGGTTGTATTCCATGAACACTGAGCAGAACGATCTGGTTATCCAGGAATTTCTCTCGCAGTTTGAACTCGCTACGATTGAGCAGGATACGCCGCGCGAAGAGTTCCTCAGTCAGTTTGAGTTGGCGCCGAAGAAGTCTGCCGATGAACCGGAATGCGATCTGAATGGACTGGAGAAAATAGAACTGTACGGTGCGACATTCTGGGTGCCGGCGCCTGTGGTGGATGTATACAGGGAGATAATAGCCGGCTGGTATTCCGACCAACCTCATACTCCGCTTGATGTGGATACCGCAGTCGCACCTAACATCTTCGGATACCTCTCGTACGATGACTCGATCGGACAGCAGGGTTGTGTCGAACCGGATGGGTATATTACAGACCGGACTGGTATGTGACAGACCTGAGCGGTTCTTCTCCAGTAGTTAGTACATAGACGCACGGTAGTAAAGGAGGGGTCACCATGGGAGAGCTTGTCAGGTTTCCGGGAATTGACGTTTCGCTTCTGAAACAGAATACAGTCCGCCTCAATGCAGGGATGATTGCTCCGGCAACAGAACATATAGATCAGGAACTGGCTGCCGAACACACGTCTGAGCCGATCAAGAGCATGGACACCATCATGAAGATTTCAGAGTACCTGATTGCACAGAAGCGCTATCGTGACAACATGCTGTTCATCATCGGCATTAACTTCGGCCTTCGGGCCAGCGATCTTCTACGTCTCCGGTTTTCCAATCTGATCAATGACAATCTGACGTTCAAGGCGAGCTTTCCGATCTTGGAAAAGAAGACCATGAACACACGAAAGCATAGGAAGAATCGGTATATCACGATCAACACTGCGGTGATCGAGGCTGTCACCGCCTATCTGGAGAACACCCCGGGGGTTTCGCTCTCGGATTATCTGTTCCGTTCAGTTTCCAACAACGGCAAGACAGAGAACAAACCGATTTCAGTGCGCAGCCTGAACCGTATGCTTGACGGGTTGGCAGAGGATCTCGGGCTGTCCGAGAAGGTTTCCAGCCATACGCTGCGCAAGACCTTCTGTTACCATCAGATGGTGATGTCCAACAACGACCCGCGCAAGCTTTTGCTCCTCAGTAAGATGCTCGGGCATTCCTCAGTCTCCATTACGCTGGACTATATCGGCATTACCGGCGAGGAAATTGAGGAGGCCTACCGGAATCTGAATCTTGGCAGCGACCGACACAACTATCTGAATTCTCAGATCGGAGAAAGGGAGGTGCCGCTTGCCGTCTGATCGCAATCCGTATATGAAAGGAAAGGACTGATGCCTTATGATTTACCTTGACCATGCGGCGACGACGCCGATGAGCCCGGAAGTTCTGGAGGCGATGCTGCCGTACCTGAAGGATTCCTTCGGGAATCCTGGTTCCATCCACGCCTGCGGCAGATCGGCGAGGGACGCCGTGCAGAGAGCCCGCGCACAGGTTGCCGCTCTGTTTCACTGTAAGCCTGAGCAGGTGATCTTCACCTCCGGCGGGACGGAGGGAAACAACCTCGTCATCAAAGGCCTTGAGGACGAGCTCCTCCGCCGTAAGAAGTACACCATTGTGACGACGGAGATTGAGCACGACAGTGTGCTCAATGCGGTGCAGGAGATGTGCATAAAACGTGGATTTCATTGTCTGAAAGCGAGGCCGCAGGTATCCGGGATTCCTGGGATGGTGGGGCTTCCTGAGATCAGACGTCTGCTTGACCGTGAAGCGACCGGGTTTGCCTCCGTCATGGCGGTTAACAATGAGACAGGCGTAATAAACGACGTCGTCTCCATCGGCGACTACTGCCGTGAACACGGGATCCTCTTCCATATCGATGCGGTGCAGGCCGCCGGGATTGAGGATCTCGACACCGCGCATGTTTTCCCCTGCGACTTCATGACAGTTTCCTCTCATAAGATCCATGGCCCGAAGGGGATGGGAGCTGTCTTCGCTCGTGATCCGTCCATGCTCAGTCCGCTGATCTCCGGCGGTGACGAACAGGAATTCGGACTGCGCGGCGGCACGGAGAATGTCGCCGGGATCGTGGGGTTTGGGAAGGCCTGCGAGCTCACGCTGAGAGACCTGGACGAGAACTGCGCCCGTATGGAGAACCTGCAGTCCGTTCTGCTCCAGACACTGAGCCGCCGGGCGGAGGAGTCCGGGCTCGGTCTGAAGATCAACGGGAATGTTACCAGCCTGTCTCCCAAGACGCTGAACATCTGCATTCCAGGCGTCGATGCGCAGACACTGCTTCTGATGCTGGATGTGAAGCAGATTTTCTGCTCTGCCGGCTCTGCCTGTACGGCGCATTACAACACACCCAGTCATGTGCTCATTGCGATGGGGCTTGACGAAGAGGACGCCCGCAGTTCCATCAGGATTTCCATGTCCTCCACGACGACGGCGGAAGAAGTTGTGGAAGCGGCGGAGGAGATCGTCCTCTGCGCGCAGCAGATTTGTGCAATACACAATTAAAAAGCCCGGTCGGGCATATCGTCCAGCCGGGTGGAGAGGAATTTTGCGTAGACAAAAAGACCTTTGCAGACACATTGAAACTATGGTAGAATAGAAGAATGAAAGGACAGGTGGTTACATTGGCAGACAGGAATTTGAGACCGGATGATGATTTTGCCACGCAGGAAGAGGTAGAGAGAGAGCTCGGCCCTGTGGTGATGGCAGCCATGAGGGCGATCCGGAAGCAGGAGAGCGGCGTCCATATTGAGAACCGGGAGAGGGCGGAGGAGTTCAATCTCTGCTACAAAGCTCTCAGGTTTATCCTGAAGGGCAGCGGCGCAAGGCTTGAGGCGATTCCTCACGACGGCTTTCCAAGCGTTGGGACAATTACGGCGACCATGAGAAGTCTGAACCTGCGTAACCCGAAGCTTTTCGTTGACGCCTGCAGTCTTGCGTCCAACTATGAGATTTATCCGAAGCTGGACGGTACGATCGTACTGGCGCTGACATTCTACGGTATGGCTGAAAAGGTAGGTGACTGATTGATGGCGAGGTTTTCCAGTTTCAATGTTGTAAAACCGGTTTTGAAAGATGCAGATGAAAGATTTGCGCCATCTTTCAGGCCGGATCCCGAGCGTGTGAAGATACTGGAGCAGTATTGCGAGGCGTTTGACCGGCTGATTGAGCGCCATGATGGTGAGGAGTTTGAGATCAGCGTGGATGAGATCGGGATGACCGTCAAGATCTCTGTTACCTTCACAGAGATGGAAGTCAATAGGGGAGTGACGGAGTTTGCTCAGCTCATGGAGCGCGCGGATAACGTGAGGCTTTCCTGGTATGACGGCGACCATTTTCTGGCGGAGTTTACCTTCCCGAGTCTCTGGGAGAGCGCACTTTGAACAGGGATCGTAGGGAATCTCTGCGGAATGCTTCCGATATGCTTCGGACGGTGAAGCAGGTGGTGGATAAGGCGCTGGGTCAGGAACAGGATGCTCTCGACAGCGTTCCTGAGAACCTTGAGAGCTCTGAGCGCTATGAAAAGATGGAAAATGCCGTCGACGCCCTCTCGGACGCCTCCGAAGAGCTCGACGAGGCTCTGGAGCACATTATGGAGGCGATTCAGTAATGTTTTGGATTCCGCTCTGTTTGATTGCCGTTGTAATCTATGGTATTTCTTCTGTCTCGAGGAGTATCGGTGAAGAGAAGGTAGAAAAGGCCAGAAGGAGCCGTGACGCCGTCTCCGAAGCGTTCACAGACTCTGTTTTTGCCCCGCAGCTGGAACAGGAGCTGCGAAAGCGGTATAAAGGGCAGTATGACGACTGTTTTCGGCGGATTTGCGACTTTGTAGGTGAAAAACCGGCTTCGGATGACAAGCATCCGCTGATTCAGCACTGGGAAGACTGGGCGGTGGCCTCAGAGATGTGTTCTCGCGGGAAATTGCCCTCCTGTATGGCTCTCTACGGCGCTGGACAGCTTACACCGACTCCGGCGAACCAGTCCGAGCTTATTTTCGCCGAAAAGTTTATGCTGAAGCTGGAATCCGAGCTCCAGAAGGCCGGTGTGCGCACATTCCTGCTGTATGAGACGGATAATCCCTGTCTGGAGCAGAGCCACTGTGTTTATCGGGATTTTATTGACCGGTACGGCTATGGGCACTCCAATTTCGGCGGCAGCAGGCTCAGATGGGTGAACAGCTCCGTCTACAGCCTTGAATATTTCTCTTAAAGCATGGCGTCTTCCGGATTTTCCGGGTACAGATCGACACAGTGGTTCCAATGGTGCAGGTGTTTGCCTCTCTTTACGGCGGACGCCTTTTTTAAATACGGATAATTTTCCGGTGTGTCGAATTGTGTTTCCGACCGCAGGTATTCCGCCCAGCGGTATTCCGCCGCCGTCTGGCTGAGTCCGAACCAGTCCCGGACGTCCGCCGCCGTCTGTGCCTTCAGCGCATAGATGGAAGGCAGTGGCGCCAGGAAGTTTGCTGCAAAATAATCCGCCTCTTCTTCCATATACTGCAGTTCTGAGGGGGAGGCCGCTGTCTTGCCGTCTTCGTACAGCTCGACAAAGTGCCCTGAGAGGATGTGACCGAGCTCATGGGAGAGAGTCCATTGGATGCGCGCTTTGCTTCGCCCGTCCTTGTTGTAGGAGATCAGATACCGCTGCTGTATGGGCTGATAGTTTGTACATCCGTCTGCGCTGCGCATCGCACGGATCACCTCGGATACGGTTGTCCCGCTGTCTGTTGCGAGCTGCTGATAACTGCGTATTTTACAGTTCTGCATTCTCATGATCACGCTAAGCGGCGTGACAGGGTATGACGCATGCCGCAGCTCCGTCTGATAGATCCACATGATGGTGCGATCCAGGCGTGCTTTTACCTCTTCGCGCATCAGTCTTTGAATGCTGCTGCGAATCCTGCGCGGATGATATTCATGGCTTGATCCCACTCTGCGCTGGACATATTCTGTCTCGCCCGCTGCAGGCTGATGAAATCGGAATCCATCAGTTCGTCTGCGGGTTTTTCAATGACAGAGTTTCCGTACAGATAGTCTGTCGATACGCCGAAGTACTTCGCCAAGGCGACCGCTCTGTCCATACTTGGTTTGTTGGTTTCCAGCTTTCGCAGGGAGGCCGGGCTCAGCCCGAGATCGCGTTCTACCTGCGCGATACTCACTCCATTCTTTTCAGCCAGACGGCTGATCGTTTCGTACATGTTCATTTTATAACCACCTTATGAAAAGTTTACTATTTTTATCCCTTGACGCAGGAAAACATTTCTGCTATACTACACCCACCGACTGGAAAGATTTACTATGTTTCGCATTATAATAGAAAACTTTCTGATTGTCAAGCATAACAAAGAGAGAGGCTCTCCTGGATGGAAGAGCCTCTACCATGAAAACCGCTGCCGTAACCGCGACCAACAGTCTGCGGCAGCAAACCACGTGTGAGCTGACCGGGCCCACACTTGCATTATAGCACGAACGTGGTTGAAATGCAATGGAGGATGTCGAATGAAAGTTCTGAGCGTTTCGGAGTTTATAGAGTGGCAGCGGGAACACAGTCCGCAGGAGTTTATCTTTGACTCTGACAACAATTCGTGGCTTTCTCCGTATGGGATCCATGTTGTACTGCGTTTCCAGTCTGTGGCTTTCAGTTCGACGATGCGCAGGGTTCTTTTCCGGAACACACGGGACTCACTGTGTATTGAACAGATAAAGGAGGTTCATATGTTTGACGAAATTGACTGCGTCGGTACGGTTTTTGATCTGATCTGTGAGTCAAGAGAACGGGACGGACCCCGTGATGTATCCTTCTGCCATCCCGGCAGACGAAGGTATCGGTTTCTCGCGGACTGACATGCGGTAACTTGATTATTTAGTTTGACTTCTGCTATTCGTGGTGTTATACTCACAGTGGCTCTTGGAAAGGAAGCGGCACCATGAAAAGCACGGAAAAACTCCCGACTATTGGGGATGTTTACTTCATGCGTTTCGGCGGCAGCGGCAGTGAGCAGAACGGGTGGCGTCCTGGCCTGGTTTTTCAGAACAATCTCGGCAACGCCTTCAGCCCGAACATTATTGCTCTGCCTTTGACTTCCTCTCTGAAGAAAGCCGGACAGCCGACGCATGTTGTTCTGCCTGCAGCAGAGACCGGGCTGCCGAAAGACAGTATGGTTCTCTGCGAGAATCCGGAACGGATGTCCAAGGACAGGTTAGGCCGGTATATTACCTCACTGCCACGGGAATATATGAAACAGGTGGCGATAGCGAATCTTCTGGCCTCATCCTCCATTGCGTATCTGGAACCGGAGCTTCTTCTGAATGTTTGGAGGCAGGCATGCACCCTGAACGCGACTTGAGTCGCGTTATACATAATAATCTGGAGGGTTGCTTATGTATAATGCCGAGCAGAAGGAGAACTTTATAAGAGAATATTCTACCAGCATTCCGGGGCGCAGTTCGGCGGTGAAGTTTTTCAGGCTCACGGAACCGTATGAGCGGGAATATGACCTGGACATATGCTGCTGGGATTTGGAGCGTCTTCAGCCGGTGATGGACAGGATCTGCGGGCTTCGTCAGACCAGCGTGGTGTCGCAGCGTTCTATGCTCCGCTCCTATGTCAAATGGTGCGGGGAATCCGGGGTTTCCGGCGTGACGGACGCGGCGTTTGCCCTGCCGAATCCGGGGCTTGAGAAGGTTCGGCGCCAGACGCTGAAGAATCCGCGGCATCTGCAGGCATTCCTGAATGCGATCTGCGACCCGGAGTCGGACGAGACCTCGGATAACAACTTCCGCTCCTACTACTGGCTTGCCTACGCCGGGATGGACAGCGAAGAGATTCTGCGCGTCCGCAGAGACGAGGTTGATTTCGACAGGATGCTTGTCAGGCATGGCGGCAGCGAGTATCCGCTTTACCGGGAGGCTCTGCCTGCTCTTCGGAATGCCGCGACGCTCACGGCTTACCTTTACCGGCATCCCAACTACGGCGCGGATAAGATAGCCTACCGGGACAGAGTGCCTGGCGACCTCCTGATGCGTGGGATCAAGGCCGTCCCTTCCATTGCTGTGATGCGTGTCGGTCTCTCCAGGAGGAACCGGCGTGCCCTGGATGAGGGGAAGACGGACCTCGACCTCAGCTACTACAGGATCTGGCTTTCCGGGGTTTTCTACCGCATGCTGGAGGATGAGCTTGCCGGGATGCCCGTGGACTTTGTGGATTTTGTCAATGACCGGCTTGGGGATTTTCAGTATCAGCTCAAGCCGGGAGGGAATACACAGGAATATAAGCGCAGGAAGCTTGCGGAGTCCTACTGCGCAGATTATGAGCGTTGGAAGCAGACGCTCTTGTGAAGAAAGCCCTCCTGCCGAGGGCTTTCTTCCAGACCATGTCAACATAAAAATATAATTTAGTAAAAGGAGTGACTTCATGGCAGAGGAACATCTGAATCTGGTTCAAAAGCTGGCAAAGATTCGCTCGATCGCGGATGTGGCGGTAAAGGATAAGCGCGGTTACAACTATTCTTACGCCGACATCACGCAGATTCTTGCCAGCGTCAAGAGCGGTATGAAGAAGTATGGGATCTCCCTGATCCCGATGATCACGCCGGGGACGTCCACGGTGGAGCAGCTTGTGACGAGCAATACCAAGTTCACCAAGACCGGCGAGCCTTATGAGCAGAAGACCAGCGAGATGCTGTACAAGGCGGATATGATTTTCCGCTGGGTTAGCGACGACGACCCCAATGATTTCCTGGATATCCCCTGGACGGTAACAGGCTCTCAGGCTGACCCATCGCAGGCTTTCGGTTCGGCGATGACCTACTGCACCAGGTATTTTCTGGTGAATTACTTTCAGATTGCCCAGGCGCAGGCAGAGGACGTCGACGCCTACCGCAGCCGTCAGAAGGAGGCGGAGGCCTCGGAGAGCAAGGCGATTGCCGCCGGGATTATCGATCAGTTCAGCACAGAGCTCCGCATGTATCTCGCAAACCATCCGGACAGTGTCCAGGAGCTGGATAATTTCCTCAGCGGGTATGTGAAGAAGAATTCCGCCGGGAAGCGTGATTATTTCAAGATCACCGACCCCGCGCTCGCTGCCAATCTTCTGGAGAACTTCCGGAAGAATTTTAATACATAATCAGGAGGAACGATATGGGTTTTAGAACAGGGACTTTTGCTACTGTCTGGGAGGTTTCTCCCATTTCTGCCACGATGACGAAGGGGCGCATCTCCATCAGCCGCAAGAACAAGATGACCGACCAGTACGAGCAGGATTTCGGCGGCTTTGTGGTTTTCTGCGGCACGGCTGTCGCACAGAAGGCTCTTTCTTTGAAGCAGAAAGATCGCATCAAGCTCGGCGACGTGGATGTCACCAACCGGTACGACCGTGATAAGGGCGTCACGTATACGGATTTCAAGGTTTTCAGCTATGAGATGGCTGACGGATCAGGCTCTGCCGGAGGCTCTTCTGCCGCTCCTGCTGCAGCTGTGGACGACGGAGAACTGGACGACAGCCTGCCGTTCTGACTGGTGATGCGCCATGGGGGAGATCAGTTACCGCCCTCTGATTGAGGGGATGACATGGAGCTACAGTAGGCTGACGGGTTTTGAAAACTGCCCTTACGCATGGTATATGCGGTATATCGCCTGTGAGGAAGAGCAGCCGATGTTCTATGCGTCATATGGATCCTTCATGCATAAGCTGATTGAGCGATATTACCGTGGCGACCTCCGGAAAGAGGACATGCCGACGGCTTTCCTCCTCGGGTTTTCCTCCGAGGTGGAAGGCCGACGCCCTCCTCAGTCTACCTTGCTGAAGTACATCGAGTCCGGGCGCAGCTACTGTGAGAATTTTGAGCCATTCCCCTTTACGGTGAAGGGTGTGGAAGAAGAGCTCCATTTTGACGTAGACGGGATTGATTTTGTCGCTTTCGTCGACTACATCGGAGAGCGGGACGGGAAGCTCGTCATCGTGGATCATAAATCCAGAGATTTAAAGCCCCGCAGCAATCGCCAGAAGCCCACCGTAAAGGATCAGGAGCTCGACGACATGCTCCGCCAGCTTTATCTCTACGCCCATGGCATTCAGCAGAAATACGGGGAATTTCCTGCGCTGCTCTGCTTTAACTGCTTTAAAAACGGACAGTTTATCGAGGAGCCCTTCGATCCGGAGGCCTATCTGCAGACCATCGACTGGGCAAAGCAGACGGTGGACAGGATCGCCGGCGAGGAGACCTTTCACCCGTACATCGACTACTTTTACTGTAAGAATCTCTGCGGCCTGCATGACAGCTGCTGCTATTACGAAGGAAGGTGACGCATACTGACCATAGAGGATCTGAAACGGCCTGACAGCGAGGCCGGTGTCATCGCGACACTGATTCATCATCCGGAATACTACTATTACTCTGAAAACCTGGATGCCAATCACTTCACCTCGCAGCAGAACCGGCTTTTGTATACGGCTTTTAAGTTCATGGCGGAGAAGGGCATCAATCGTGTTGATGCCTTTAATATTCTGGAGGTTTTGAACAGTTCGGACGCAACGCGGCACCTGGCAGGTGCTCTGACCGTCGATCAGCTGAACGAGCTGATCGATATGAGCAATACCCTCGCCAGAAACAGCGTCGAAGAGTACCAGGTGTGTGCCAAGAACGTCATGGACACGGCTTTTCGCCGTGATGCGCTGAAAAAACTGCGGGAATGTGAGGATCTGTGCCTGGATCTCTCGACCGAGGATATTGAGCAGCGGATTTACTCCGTCATCGACGATGTAATGACAGAATATTCCTATGCCAACGACATTCCGCTCTTCGGAGAGGTTGTCGACCTCTGCTGGGAGGAGATCAAGTCCCGTCAGGGCGATGGTTATGCGGGAATTCCGTTCAAATTCCCTACCTTGAACGAATATGCGACCATCGAGAAGGGGGAGCTCTTCCTGTTTGCCGCAGAGGCCAAGCAGGGCAAGTCCATGATGCTCCTCAACTGTGCGATCGACCTGATCAGGAACGGATACAAGGTTTTATACATAGACAGCGAGCTGAACACCAGGCTTTTCACTGCCAGAGTGCTTTCACACATCACCGGCATCGAATACAAGCGTCTGACCGCCGGGAATTACACCGAAGAGGAGGCCTGTCATATCCGGACGGCTCTGGAGTGGCTGAAAACACGGGAATTTGTCCATATCTACCTTCCCATGTTTGACAAGCAGACCATTTATACCACCGTGAAGAAAATCAAGCATACAATGGGGCTCGATGTCCTCATTATCGACTATTTTAAGAGCTCCGGGGACGGGGATGCCTTTAATACGTACCAGGAGTTGGGTTCCTTTGTCGATATGGTGAAGAATAAGATTTGCGGAGACATGCAGATTTGCGGACTGGGCGCCGCGCAGGCCACCGTCAACGGCAAGGTCGCCGATTCCGCAAAAATCGGGCGGAATGCCAGTACCATCGCCCTGATCACCGAAAAAACGCCGGAAGAGATCGAAGTCGACGGCCCGGAGTGCGGGAATAAGAAGCTTCGCGTAGTTCTCAACCGAAACGGGATGCAGATGGCGCCCGGAGAGTACATTGACCTTGTTTTTAACGGCAACAAGGTCTCCTACGAGGAAGCGCGGCAGCATATTCCTCAGATTCCGTACTGATTCGTCATGGAATTGCGGGATTTGATCGCATCCGCCGATATCGTCGGGTATATCGGACAGTTTGTCGATCTGGAGCAGCGAGGGGAGGAGTTTTGGGGGCTTTCGCCCTTCAAGGATGAGAAAACGCCGTCATTTTCGGTGCGTCCGGACCCGCCATGCTTCTACGACTACTCCTCTGGCATCGGTGGGAACATTTTTACCTTTATTCGCCACTATTTTCACTGCTCTGCGGCGGATGCGGTGGACAAATTGAAGGAATATATGGGCTGCGACGGTGAGATCGGCGAAAAATACACCAAACTGGACGCCACTCTTGCCTGTAAGAAGTTCGCGGCGCTTCCAAGGCATGCCAAAGAGGCAAAAAGCGTGGTTTTGCCGGACAGTTACATGTCCAGGTATGAAAAACGCGATGATAAGCTTGCCTTCTGGCGTCAGGACGGTATTTCGGATGCCGCTCTGGAGCATTTTCAGGTATATTACGACGCGTTTTCCGACCGTCTTGTCTATCCGATCCGCAACAGCGCCGGGCAGATCGTGAATATCGGCGGCAGGACGCTGGATCCCGACTGGAAGGAGAAGAAACTGCGGAAATACACCTACTTTCAGAGCTGGGGCACCATGGATGTCATCTACGGACTGTCGGAGAACAGGGAGGAGATCCTCAGAAAACGTGAAATCATCCTGTTTGAGGGCGCCAAAAGCGTGATGATTGCCTACGGCTGGGGAATCCGCAACTGCGGTGCGCTGCTGACCAGCCACCTCAATCCGAACCAGCTGAAGATCCTCGCAAAGCTTGGCGTCAGGACGGTTTTTGCCCTTGACCGGGATGTTGACATACGGAAGGATCACAATATTAAGAAGCTCAGGCAGTATACCAGCGTCGAGTACATCTTCGATGCCCGTCATCTGCTTGACGAGAAGGACAGCCCCGTCGACATGGGGGCAGACGTGTTCATGGAACTCTATAACGGGCGGTATAAGTACCGCTGATATCATTCGGGGGTGATGCTTTGTAGATTCTTATGTGATGTACCACTGCCATTCTGAGTACAGCCTGCTGGATTCCTGTACCAAGTACCGGGATTATGTCGATCTCGCCGTGCAGAATCACCAGCCTGCGCTCTCCGTCAGCGAGCACGGTAAGCCGCTGAACTGGACGGAAAAGTGGGCGGCATGCAGAGATGCCGGTATCCGGTACATTCATTCCGTTGAGATTTATCTTACCGAGACGCTCGATCCGGAGCGCCGGGTGAGGGATAATTACCACACGGTTCTGATGGCGAGGAACATGGACGGACTCCGTGAACTCAACAGCCTGGTGAGCCGCTCCTGCGATGCGGATCATTTCTACTATACAAACCGGCTGAGCTTCGACGAGTTCCTGGACATGTCTCCGAATATCCTCAGCACAAGCGCCTGTCTGGCCTCGCCTTTGAATAAGCTTCCGCCGGATCATCCGTATTACGAGCGCCTCGCACGGAAGTATGACTTTCTGGAGATTCAGGCGCACCACCATCCGGATCAGGTGGCCTTCAACAGGAGGCTTTTTGACCTGTCGAAGAGGCTTGGCAAGCCGCTGATCGCCGGGACGGATACCCACAGCTCAACGCCGTACAAAGCCGAGTGCCGGGCGATCCTTCTGGCCTCCAAGCATAAGTCCTACGGAGACGAGGATACCTTTGACCTCACCTATAAGACGCTGGATGAGCTGCGTGAGATGTTCCGCACTCAGGACGCGCTGCCGGAGGAAGTCTGGATGCAGGCGATTCTGAATACCAACTCTCTGATGGATCTCACGGAGGAGATTGAGCTGGATACATCCATTAAATATCCGATTCTCTACGGTTCCCGGGAGGCGGACTCTCAGAAGTTTGTTGAGACCGTCGAGCGGAAGCTGGAGGAGAAGCTTCAGACCGGCGTCATTCCGAAGGAGCAGGAACAGGCTTTTCGGGAGGCGATACCGGAAGAGCTGCGGGTTTTTCAGAAGCTTCAGATGGACGGTTTTATGCTCTCTATGTCCGAGCTCATCTGCTGGTGCAAGGAACAGGGGATGGCAATCGGGACGGCCCGTGGCTCTGTCGGAGGCTCACGGATAGCCTATGTGACGGATATCATCGACCTGAATCCTGAGACCTGGCATACGGTTTTTTCAAGGTTCTGCAACGAAGACCGTGAAGAGATCGGAGACATCGATATAGACTGCATTGAAACCGACAGACCTGCGATTTTTCATTATATCACCGAGCGGTTCGGCAAGGATAAAACGGCGCGTGTCGCCTCCTTCGGGACGCTGCAGGACAAGGCCGTCATTGCGGAGATCGGGCGTGTTCTGGCGGAGCGCTGGGACAGGAATCATCCTGACAGCAGCATGGAGAATCCCTGGAACCTGAAGGCGATGGCGCGCATCAAGTCGGAGTACGAAGCAGACACGGAATACACCAGATCGAAGTATCCGGAGCTGTTCTACTACTTCGACGGCCTTCTGGACACCAAGATTTCGCAGTCCGTTCACCCAGCCGGCATGGTGATCAGTCCGATCACGCTGGAGGACAGTTTCGGGGTTTTTGATAAAGACAATGAGAACTGTCTAATGCTGGACATGGAGAACATCCATGACTACACAGGCCTCGCCAAGTATGACTTTCTGATTCTGAAGACCGTACAGGTGATCCGCGACTGCTGCTCCTACCTTGGGCAGCCATATCCGAAGACCCATGAGGTGGACTGGAACGATCAGAATGTCTGGGCGGATATGATCAGGAATTCGTCCGGGATTTTCCAGTTTGAGTCAGACTTTGCCTTCCAGTGCCTGAAGAAGTTCAGACCGAAGAGCGTGTTTGACATGTCCATTGTGACGGCCTGTATCCGCCCGTCAGGGACGTCATACCGGGACGCGCTCCTTGCCAGGAAGCCGCACAGCAATCCTTCTGAGATCATTGACAACCTGCTCAAAGACAATCTCGGATACCTGATCTACCAGGAGGATACCATCAAGTTCCTTCAGCAGATTTGCGGGCTCTCCGGCAGCGAGGCTGACAATGTCAGACGCGCCATCGGACGCAAGCAGAGAGACCGGCTGGAGGCGGCGCTCCCGGCGATTCTGGAGGGATACTGCGAGAAGTCTCCTCAGCCGCGTGAAGTGGCGGAAGCGGAGGCCAGGGAGTTCCTGCAGATCATTGAGGACTCCGCGTCCTACCAGTTCGGATACAATCATTCGATTGCCTACTGCCTTCTGGGGTACCTCTGCGCTTACTACCGCTACTACCATCCGCTGGAGTTCATTACTTCCTTCCTGAATAACGCCGCTAACGAGGACGATGTCCGCAACGGTACGAATTATGCCTCCCGCGTCGGGATTCGCGTCACCATGCCGAAGTTCGGGCTCTCCAAGAGCGACTACTTCTTCGACCGGGAGAAAAATATCATTGCCAAGGGGCTTTCTTCCATCAAGCACATGTCTGACGGCGTTGCGGAGGAGCTTTTTGAGCTTGCCCACAGCAATACCTACACGCATTTCACGGATTTGCTCTACGACATCGACCGGAAGACCTCTCTGCGCACCAATCAGCTGGATATCCTGATCAAACTGGACTTTTTCTCGGATTTTGGCAACCAGCGGGAGCTTCTGCGGATCACGGAGATGTACTACGATGTTTTCAAGCGCGGCGAGGCCAAGAAAATTGCCAAAGACCGCGTAGACGGCACGCAGCTGGAGCCGATTGTCTCAAAATATGCCACCGGCGTGACGAAAAACGGGCAGTTCGCCAAGGCCTACACGCTTCTTGACGTACATGCCATCCTGATCGAGACCGAGGACGCCATCAGAGCGGTACATATGGAGGATTTATCCGACGGAATCAAGATTCGCAACTTCGCCGAGGTGATGGGCTATGCCGGGTATACGTCCGGCAGGGAGGAAGACCGTCGCAAGCTTTTTGTGCAGGATATTTTCCCTGTCCGCCGTAAAAAGGACGGCAAACAGTTCGGATACAACATCCTGACCCGCTCCATCGGCAGCGGCGTTGAGTCAAAGTTCACGGTATACAACAGGGAATATGACCTGAACCCGATTCAGAAAGGGGATATCGTATACTGCGATTCCTATCGCCGCGACGGTGTGTATTTCTCTTTAACAGCGTATCACAAGATACTCTGATCATATAAATATCATTACATAACGGAGAATATCGCAATGAATAAAATGATTTGCAACCTGTGCGGCAAAGAGCTGGATTTCTGGGACGTCCAGGAGAACTTCGTCATCGCGTCCCCGGAGATCGGGTACGGCTCAGAACACGACGGCTGTAGTCTGGAGCTTCATCTCTGCTGCGGCTGCATGGACTCCCTGATTGACAGCTGCAGGATCAGCCCAGTAAAAGATTTGGACTGTCAACCTAAAAAAATAATTTACGGAGGCGATCTGCTGGATTGAACATCATCGCAATTTCAGGCCATGCGCAGCACGGCAAGGACACATTCGCCCTCATGCTACGCAGTATCCTCGAGGAGCACGGCGAAACCGTTCTGATCGCCCATTACGGCGACCTCGTCAAGTATATCTGCCGCAAATTCTTCCGCTGGAACGGGGAGAAGGACGACTACGGGCGGCATCTTCTCCAGTATGTCGGCACGGACATCGTGCGGCAGCAGCGCCCGGATTTCTGGGTGGATTTCATTGTACAGATGCTGAAGCTCTTCGGCGATAACTGGAGTTACGTCCTGATTCCGGACACCAGATTCCCCAATGAGATTGACGGACTTCTGGAGGCGGGTTTCCGGACACGCCATCTCCGCATCGTGAGGCCGGATTTCGTAAGTCCTCTCACCGAGGAGCAGCAGCAGCACCCGTCTGAGACGGCGCTCGACAGTGTCACCCCGGACGATCTGATTTTGAACGACGGCAGTCTGGAACATCTGGAACTGCTGGCAGAACAGTACGTAAAGGAGAAAATTTATGGAACAGACTAAGCAGGCATACTACGACATTGACATTGACTGGGATTTCGATATCGGCGGAGGCTGTATCGACGACATGTTCTGGCTCAAAGACCTCCAGAACCGGAAGTTCTACCTCAACGAGAACGTCGACCAGTGCACCGTTCATGCCATCGCACGGCACATCCTCCAGATCAACAAGGAAGACGAGTTCGTCCCGCGTGAAAACCGCAAGCCGATCATCATCTACATCGCCTCCAACGGCGGCGAGGTGGATTCAGGTTTTGAGCTGATCGATATCATCGAATCCAGCGTCACGCCGATCTGGACTGTCAATCTCGGGTATGCCTACAGTATGGGTTTCCTGATCATGCTCGCCGGGCACCAGCGCTACGCCCTCCGCAACGCCAAGTTCCTCATGCACGACGGTTCCAATTTCGTCTGGGATTCCGGCACAAAGGCGCAGGACAAGATGGATTTCCAGCGCAAGGTGGAGGCCCGCATCCGTGAGTATGTGATCGCCCACAGCAATGTGACGGCGGAGGAGTACGATTCCAAACTCCGTGTCGAGTGGTATCTCTTCGCCGACGAGGCGAAGGAGAAGGGTTTTGTCGATTTCATCGTCGGGGAAGACTGCGGCCTCAGCGCCGTGATCTGAGGAGGTGTCCATGGCTTCAAGGAAAAAGCCTGTGGAAGACCTGACCCCGTCGGATGCCCCGCAAAAGCTGGACGCACAGTTCTACGGCATGACCCTGGATGACGAGCAGCTCGTCCTTGCCAATGCTATCTGGAACCCTGACATCGATATCGTCTTCTGTAACGCCCGTGCCGGCACCGGCAAGACCACCGTTGCCGCCGGCGTCGCGAATATGCTGGTACTGTACGGGTTTTACGGCGGCATCGTCTACATCATGTCCCCCTACGGGGAGCGGAAGCAGGGGTACCTGCCTGGGTCGGTGACTGAAAAGTCCTCGGTCTATTTTGAGGCTTTCATGCAGGCGCTCACCAACTGCAACGTCAACATCACCACCGCCATCAACGACGAGAGTATGGTGAACCAGAAGAACGGCACCGGCTACATCACCTGCATCACCGATACCTTCCTGCGCGGCACCAACCTCGACAACGCCGTTGTGATTCTCGACGAGGCGCAGAACGCGACCACGCCGCAGCTGAAGAAGATTCTGACCCGTATCGGGCAGCGGACAAAGGTGATCGTCATCGGGCACGACGAGCAGTGCGATCTGGAAAATCCGACAGCCTCCGGGTTTACGAGATATATGGAGCACTTCCGTAACAAGGAGCGGGCCGCCGTCTGCACCCTGACCACCAACCACCGCGGCTGGGTGAGCCAGTGGGCGGACGAGCTGAATGAGAACGCTCTGCCGCGGACCGGTCTGCCGACCGATCCTATGATCGTCACACTCCCATATGAGCCGCATAAGCCGAAGTCCTATTTCGACTGGGTCACAATCGGACCTCAGCCGGATTTAGTCCCGACTGTCACCTGCAGCGCGGAGCAAGAGTAAGAGGAACGGAAGGAATAAAAGGAACAAAAGGAGTACAAGGAGCAAAAGGAGTTCATGGATAAAATAATTGTTTTATACACAACCGGCTGTCCGAAATGCGCCATTTTGAAGAAGAAGCTGGACGCCGCGCAGGTTCAGTACACCGTCTGTGATGACGTCGACACCATGCAGGGGCTCGGGATGACGGAAGCGCCCGGGCTCGGTGTCGACGGGGAGCTGCTGGGCTTCAGGCAGGCGGTGGACTGGGTGGCGAACTACGTTTCGGAGCGCACACCCGCCGGTTGAGAAGGAGTAAGAAGTGGAAATTCAACTGAGACTGTCCAAAGACTTTGAACGTTGCCTTGAAGACCTGAAGAAGAAGTACGGCGAGGATTTTGAGTACATCAACGGCCTGCATCCGAGCCAGCTCGACTTCTCGGAGTTCATTGACAACTTCGTGGACAAGGACACGCTCGCCGATGCGAGCATCGACCCCAATGCGAACGCTAATCACAAGGATATCCGCTCTTTTATGACGGAGAAAGGGAAGAGCGAGGACAAGCTCTTCGGCCTGAACAAGATTTTCATGGAGATCAAGAAGATGTGGGGTCTCAGGACTGCCAAGCAGTGGCTGGAGCAGGAATTCTCTAAGGGTTTTTACCTCAATGACTCTACCACCGCGAGCTACTTCCCGTACTGCTGGGCGAATGACTTCACCCGGCTCGCCACGGAAGGCCTGTTCTTCCTCGATCACTACAACAATGAGGCTCCGAAGCACCTGACGACCTATTTCGATGACGTCATTGAGTTCGTGAGCTTCCTCAGCAACCGTCAGTCTGGCGCTGTCGGCATGCCGAACGTCCTGATCTGGGCGTGGTATTTCTGGAAGAAGGATGTTGAGGACGGGTACTACATGAAAGACCCGGATTATTACCTTAGGCAGCAGTTCCAGAAGCTGATTTACCGGCTGAACCAGCCGTTCCTGAGAATCGACCAGAGTGCCTTTACAAATATCTCAACCTTCGACCGCCCCTACCTCGAGTCCCTCTTCGGCGGAGTCGAGTTCCCGGACGGCACCCTCGCCATCGACCACATCGAAGACCTGATCCTGTGTCAGAAAGTCTTCATGACAGTGGTCAGCGAGATTCGTGAAACCAATATGTTCACTTACCCGGTGCTTACATATTCGCTTCTCTATAAAGACGGCAAATTCCAGGATGAAGAATTCGCCCGCTGGGCGTCCAGACACAATATGAAATGGAGTGATTCCAATTTCTTCGTATCCGACAACGTCGGGGTTCTCTCAAACTGCTGCCGGCTCCTTTCCGACACCCAGAAGCTCGACGCCTTCATCAACAGTATCGGCGGGACCGCCCTTTCTGTGGGATCGTGTCGCGTCAGCACTGTCAACCTTGTCCGAATCGCCTATGAGAGTGGCATGGACAAGAAAAAGTACCTGAAGATTCTCCGCGACCGTGTCCTCCTGGACTGCAAGGCGCTGACGAGTATGCGCCACATCATCCAGCGTAACATCGAGAAGGGACTTCTGCCGAATTATCAGGACGGAGCGGTGGAACTTGACAAACAGTTCTGCACCATTGGCGGAATCGGCATGTATGAGGTCATGGATCTCTTCGACCTCATCAATACCGACGAGTTTGGTTGCAAGAGCTACTCAGACGAGGCGGTGGAGTTCGCCACGCAGATTCTGGACGCTATGAACGAAGTGAAAGACAGCTTCGACTGTGACTTCTCTTTCAACATTGAAATGATCCCGGCTGAAAACTGTGCCGGTGTCATTGCGACGGCTGACAACCTGCTGTTTGAGCAGAACAAATACTGGATTTACAGTAATCAGTGGCTTCCGTTGATGGAAAAATGCACCATCCAGGAGAAGTGCCGTCTCGGTTCGCTCTTCGATAAGAAGTGCGGCGGCGGTTGTATCGCTCATATCAATATCGAGAACCGATTTGCCACAGAAGAAGAGGCGTGGGACATGCTGAATTATGTGGCACAGCAGGGCGTCATCTATTTCGCATTCACTACCAAGATCAGTGTCTGCAAACACAAGCATGCCTTTATCTCGGAGCCTCGCTGCCCTGTCTGCGGCGAGCCGATCGCCGACACCTATGCACGTGTCGTAGGGTTTTACACACCTGTTTCCAGCTACCAGAAGATTCGCAAGCGGGAGTTCGATGCCCGCAAGTGGATGAATGTACTTTCAAATGATGGAGTGATGCAGTAATCATGTGGCTTAAAGGCATTACGGATGAGGACTTTGTGAACTACAAAGTCCCCTCCATGTTCATCGCGACCGCCGTCTGCGATTTCAAATGTGACCGCGACTGCGGCAAACCCGTCTGCCAGAACGCGGAACTTGTAAACATCGACCAAATTCACACTGACGACGACTACCTCATCAAGCGCTACCTCCACAACCCCATCAGCAAAGCCCTGGTTTTTGGCGGCCTGGAGCCCTTCGACCAGTGGCAGGAGCTCTTCTCCTTCCTTCAGAAGCTCCGGATGCAGTACGGATGCACGGACCCCGTCGTCATCTACACCGGATACACTGAGGAGGAGATCAATGGGCAGCTCCACTTCCTCATGAGCCTTCCGAATATCATCGTCAAGTTCGGGCGCTTCGTCCCCGACCAGGAACCGCACATGGACGAGGTTCTCGGCGTGAAGCTTGCGTCTGACAACCAGTACGCAAAACAGATTTCGTAAAGAAAAAAAGGAGATTTTTATGACGAACAAAGAAAAGCTCAAACTGATTAGCGCCTTTATCTGTGACTACTATTCGTTCAATTCCGACTTCGACGAAGAGATCGACCACGGCGTGCTGAAATCGCTTGTTTCCTGCATTGACCGTGTTATTTCACTGGATTGTGGCGATGACGAAACGGAAAATACCAGTTCCTGCCAGTCCTGTGACTGCTGTTCCTGACACAAGTGACAAACGCAGAAGAACACGCGCTCTTTGTAACCCTTGGAGCTTCCAATCACGGCGGCTCTTCCCGTGAGGAGAACGACTACTACGCCACCGACCCGATCGCGATGGAGCTGCTTCTGGAGAAAGAGCAGTTTGATCATCATGTATGGGAATGCGCCTGCGGCGAAGGCCATCTGAGCCGCGTTCTGGAAGCACATGGCTACGATGTCCTCTCCACAGACTTGATTGACCGCGGTTTTGGAGCGGGGGGGGTCGATTTCCTCAGCTCGAACGATGTTTTTGAAGGCGATATCGTGACAAACCCGCCGTATAAGCTCGCAAAGGAGTTTGTAGAACACGCGATCGATTGTGTGCCGGACGGGCACCGTGTCGCCATGTTCCTGAAGATTCAGTTTCTGGAAGGAAAATCCAGAAGAGAACTCTTCGACCGCTATCCGCCAAAGATGATCTATGTCGCCACCGGCAGAATCAACTGCTGCAAGAACGGCGACTTCAGCAAAGAGCAGCGCAGCAACAACAGCGCCCAGGCCTACGCATGGTTTATCTGGGAAAAAGGATATACCGGCGAGCCGGTTGTCCGCTGGTTCAATTAATACATAACAGGAGAATAACATGCAGCATTACATCTTTTGTATCTGTGTCGCGGCGATGATCGTCATCACCGTCTGCATCAATGCCGGGAGGCCGCGCCACTGATGAACGCAGTGAAAGTAAAGAAGCTCCGCCCCGGCGCCAGACTTCCGGTGCGCGGCTCAAAAGACGCGGCAGGCGCCGATCTCTGCGCCTGTCTGGACTATGACCTCGTGAGCATTCCGCCCCACACCACCAAAATGATCCCCACCGGCCTTGCCATGGAGATTCCTGTCGGGCTTTTCGGTGCGATCTACGCCCGGAGCGGCCTTGCTTCCAAGAAGGGACTTCGCCCCGCTAACTGTGTGGGCGTAATCGACAGTGATTACCGCGGCGAAATCATGGTCGCCCTACATAACGATACCGATCTCAACCAGATGATCGACAACGGCGAGCGCATCGCCCAGCTGGTGCTCTCTCCCTACGCCGTGAATGCCTTTCAGGAAGTTTCAGAACTCTCCGAGACGGCCCGCGGCGACGGCGGTTTCGGCTCCACCGGGGAGAAAGCTGTGAAAAAGAAGAAGAAAAATCAGGATTTCAGTCAGGAAGAGGGGGAGTGGTGGTGACGGTCACGATGAATGCTACTGCGTGCTTTGACGAATCTGACTGCTACCTCCTGACCGGCTGCAAGCGGAAGAATAATACAGAAAGCCGGCTGCAGGATGAACTGCTTGGGCATTTTGTAAGGCTCTCTATCGCAAAATTCGGTGAGAACGCCTTCTTCCGTGTCCTTCTGAACGACGGCTGGCATCTGATTCGCACCTCGCCTGTCAAAACCGTGCATGAGGACGGAGACGGCAACGTAACCATCGAGACGGAGAACACGATCTACTGCCTCAGCCTCGTCGGGAGGCACGAATATCGGGATATTTTGGGGGAAACGGCATGACACTGGAAGAAGTAAAGAACATTCAGAATCCGCCGGATGAAAAGCTCATTGAACTCGACCAGGAATTCATCGTCCTGGCGATTCCGAATACTGCGGTTGAGCTGGACATCGTGGCGAAGGTGTACATCGATCACGAACTGCAGGCCGTCGCGGGTCATATGGACTTTCCTGATATCAGAGCCGCCATCCGGGAGGCGCAGGATGGATACATTCCGAATGACGCGCTGTTCTCTCTTGCCCCAGTCGGCGAGGAGAAGATGAAAGATCTTTTGCGGAGATATATGGACGGAGGTGAGGAGGAGTGAATTTGTCAAAACCTGCCAAGGTTCTGCTGATCATCCTGATTGTGCTCGCCGTCCTGGCACTCAGCTTCTTCCTGAATGCCGGCCTTCTCTGGCTCATCTGCTGGGCATTCCGCGGCTCCTGGTGGAGCTGGCGCGTGTGTCTCGGCATCTGGCTTCTGGAGATGGTACTCTCCGGGGTTTTCAAAGCGCAGATCAATAACAAATAAGGAGAAGAAAATGCTCAGAATTGTATACAAAAACGGCGAGGTCATCTCCTATCCGGAGGATTCCTACACCGATTACAGCTACGACAGCAAGTGCTTCATCGTCCTGAAGGACAAGCAGTGGATCGGCATGTACAACATGGACTGCATTTCCAACATCGAGTTCGACGGCGACGGGATTACCAGGAAGGAGATTTACTGATCCTTAAAAATTGAGGTGATTATACGAAGATAACAAACAAAATGAAGATGGCGACTGACCGTATTTTGCTTGGTGGTCGCAGCATAGATGTTTCTATCAGCAAACAGATACCGACAGACGATGGTTTCGTTGTGACAAACGGCTTTGTTATCGTCCATTCGCCGGTTGATTTCCAGCGTGAGACAAACAACGATCTCGAACTCGGGAACAGATTGCTGGGCGTTTTCAAACAAGCGTATCAGACCGGCTCGGACGGTATTTATACCATCACCGACCCCTTCCCGCTTCGCAAAGTCGCCATCTCATTGCGGACACAGTGCAAGGTATACCAGGTTACGAACCAGTATAAACAGTCTTTTGTGACTTTTATCGGTGAAAATATGAACGGCGAAAAGACTTGCGGCACTTTTAATTTGCAGCATTTACTCCAGGCCTTTGAATGTGTCGGCAGAAAAGCTATTGGCATTCTTTATAAGAATGAAGAGATGTTCGACGGCGACACTTTTATGCTGGTTGAACCGGAAGATAATAAACACAATCTGACTGGCGAGATTAACGCCGTTATCATCCAGTCCAGGTGCCAGGTGGGTGTGTAAATGCTGATACAGAGCACCGTAATTGGTAAGATCGATAAGGTGCAGAAGGCGATCGATCGGATCAAGGCGTTTGAACCAAGAGACGGATCTGGTTATTTCCTTGCGTTCTCCGGAGGCAAAGACAGTCAATGCGTATACCATCTTACAAAGATGGCAGGTGTAAAGTTTGACGCCCATTACACAGTAACGTCTGTAGATCCTCCGGAAGTGATGAGGTTTATTAAGACACAATATCCGGATGTGCAATGGGACTATCCGGTAGATCAATTCGGTAAAAGAACTTGTATGTGGAAGCTGATTAAGGAGCTTGGATTCCCGCCGACGAGGCATCGCAGGTACTGCTGCGATATTCTGAAAGAATCATGCGGGGAGGGAAGAGTTACCTTAACAGGTGTACGTTGGGCGGAAAGCAGTAAACGGAGAGATATTAATGGAGTTGCGAATATCAAGACGACATCCAGCGACCTGATAAATCAGCAGCTCGAAGACAACCCGGCAGCTGCAGTAAATAAGCTTGGATCTCTAATTCTGCTCGACGATAACGACGAATCACGCCGAATGGTGGAGCATTGCTTTCGGGTAAAACGCACAACTGTAAATCCTATTATTGACTGGGAAGAAGATGACGTCTGGGAGTTTCTGTTAGATGTCGCAAAAGTACCATATTGTTCACTCTATGATCATGGGTTTACGCGGGTTGGTTGTATTGGGTGTCCACTTCAACACGGGAACGGAATGATACATGATTTTGAATATTGGCCTCGTTATCGACAATTATACGTGGACACTTTTGATCAAGTACTTCAAAATTCTCCGAGTGGATATATGGCGCAGTTTAATACCGGAGAAGAAGTCCTTACTGACTGGATTAGAAGATCCTTTAAGGACGACGAATGGGCGGCGGAGAATAATGAACCTTATAGTCCTGGTAATGATAAAGAACAGAATCCGCCGCAATATATGATGGATATTATTTATGGCACAGAATAAAGGAGTGATTCAAAGTTGATTTACGGTGTTCGTGATATTCCTTCCTTCGGCAAGCTGCTCCTTTTTGCCCTGCAGCTCCTGCTCTCAGTCTTCGTAGCAACCGTACTTATCGCCAACATCTGCGGTGTCGCCGTCTCCGGCGCCCTCTTCGGCGCTGCCTGCGCCACCGTCACTTACCTGATGATCACCGGCTATGAGTCCCCGATGTTCATCTCCAACTCCGGCGCTTTCGTGACCCCTGTCATGGCGGCGCTGGCTCTCGGCGGGTATCCGGCTGTCGCCCTCGGCGGCCTGACCTCCTGCCTTGTTTACTGCCTCTTCGGCCTGATCTTCAACCGCATCTCGGTTGAGAAGATTTACAACGTCTTCCCGAAAGCCCTTATCGGTGCTGTCACCATGGTGATCGGCATTACCCTGATGGGCTTTATCGGCACCTATGTTCAGATTGGAGGCGAAACCAACACATGGGGGATTGTGATCGCGCTCTTTACCGCCATCGTGATCGCCGTGATCAGCCACTACGCGAAGGGGATGGCGCGGATTTTGCCCTTCCTTCTGGGAACGCTCTGCGGCTACGCAGTGTCTGTCATCCTCACCTTGACTGGAGTCTGCCCTATCGTGGATTTCAGCGTGTTCCAGAACCTGCGTCTCTTCGCTTTCCCTGACCTGGCGCTCGGTCACTGGACTTCCGGCAGCTTCCTGAAGCTTTTGCCGATTGTCCCGATCTACATCGCCTTTACCATCAGCGCCATGATGGAGTGCCTCAGTGACCATGCCGCTCTCGGCGGCATTATCGGTAAGGATCTGTACCGGGAACCAGGTCTCACCCGGATTTTTGCCGGTGAGGGTGTGGCGAATCTCGTGAGCTCCCTCTTCGGCGGGCTCGGCGCCTGCTCCTACGGCGAGGGCGTCGCCTGTGTGGGCTTTTCCAGAGTGCCCTCTGCGATTGTAACCGGCACCGCTGCCGTCATGATGGCGCTCCTGGCCTTCATCCAGCCCGTACAGGCTTTCATCCAGAGCATTCCAAATTGCGTTTTCGGCGGCTGCGCCCTGATACTGTACGGATACATCGCCTGTTCCGGCGTGAAGATGCTGCAGCAGGTTAATCTGAATAACCAGAAGAACCTGATCACGGTTTCGGCTGTTCTGTCCCTCGGCATCAGCGGCATTGCCATCGGCGGCACGACCTTCGCTCTGTCCGGTACCGCGCTCGCGCTGATCTTCGGTGTGATCCTTAACCTGATTCTGCGTGGCGGACAGGATGATGCGGCAGACGGCGTATGGTGCCGCATAACGTTGGAGAGTACGACGTCAGATCGATACCCGGTACGGAATTATAAAAAAATCTACTTCAGGGAGGATAACGATGTGGATTCTTCACCTGGAACATGATTACTACATCTGTTCCGCGTGTGGCAGCGAGGCCTACTGGGACCCAGACTACGGACAGCAGCTCTTTGACTACTGCCCCTACTGCGGAGAATACAACCGGATAGGGTTATGGTTCGGAGATGCGTTCAGAGAAAAGAGAAAAAGGAGAACAATATATGACACAAACCAAAGGAACACAGTACGAACAGCTGATCGACGCCCTTAACGAGGAGCTGATCCCATGGGCAACAGTCGAGACGGGCGACAGAACCGTCGTTATCTTTTTCGATGATGATGAGGTTTGCTCCGCCGTATTCGACGTAAACGGTAAATACCTCGGCGAGGATGCGGATGCGGAGGAGAAACCGGCAACGAAACCCAAACCGCAACCCTTTACTGCCTATCTCGCCGGCCCGATCTTTACATACGGCGACCTCCTGCGCAATACCGAGTGGGCGGCAAAGCTCCGCGAGGCTTTCCCGACGATGGATTTATATTCCCCAGTCGAAAACACCGACATCAACGGCGTGGAGGGCAAGAAGAAGTTTGCAGGTTCCAAGGAGATTGCCACAGCCGACAATACCCGTCTTGATAAGACCGATATCCTGATTGCCTGCATCGACGGCGATGTTCTCCCGGCTGGAACCTGCGCCGAGATCGGTAAGTTCCATGAGAAGATTGTCCGCGGCGATAGGAAGTTTATTGTCGGTATCTGCACGGACAACCGCCAGTGCGCCCTGACCCACAGCGACGCCAAGGACAGGGGCGGTGCGGCTTCCCTCGGCGAGCAGCAGTATTCCTACCAGAACCTGTACGTAACCGGCCTGATCAAGGATGCGGGCGTGCTTGTCTCCAACATCGATGAGGCGATTGCCGCCATCAACAGATATCTCGGCGAAGTGGAGTGGCATAAACAGCATGACAAACGGTAAGCTCACCATCCTCGTCGACATGGACGACACCATTGAATATCTTCTCCGTGACTGGCTCGCCTGGCTGAACGACAGACACGGCACCCACGTCACAGAGGACGATATCCATGACTATGACCTCACCAAGGCCTTCCCTGGCCTCACCCCGGATCAGGTGTATGCCCCGCTCTACTTCCACGATCTGTGGGAGCACCTGACCCCGGTGCCTGGAGCGTCGAAGGCGCTTGAAATGCTGCAGGAGGACGGTCACGAAATTTACATTGTGACCAGCTCCAACTTCAGTACCATCAAAACCAAGATCGCATACATCCTGCACCGCTACTTCCCATTCATCGACGACGACCACGTCATCATCGCCCGGAAGAAGCAGATGATCCGCGGCGACGTGCTGATCGACGATGCGCCTCACAATCTGGTCGGTGGCGAGTACCTGAAGATCATGCCCACTGCCGCCCATAACCGGGATTTTGACGCGGAATCCGCCGGCATTATCCGCGCGGAGAATTGGGCGGAGATTTACGAAACAATCTCAGAGTACGCCATGTTTTACGCCAGCTGCGACGAGGCGGAACGCATGTACTACGAGCTCGCTTTTATGAGCCATGAGGAATAAAGGAGGAACCATGCATCCAACTTATCCGTATATCATGATGAATCACCTTGCCATGATGCTCATCATGCTGAAGAAGCGCTTCTTCTTCCCGAAGCAGGTGGAAGCGCTGCTCGGTGCGCAGATCAATGTGATCCCACCGCGGTACGACGCGAACCCCAATAAGCCCACGGCGATCCTCTTCCGCAGCCGGGATATCATGCTCCCGCTGGAGGTGTAACCGTGCTGCCCGTATGGAAGGTAATTGTCGGCAATTTCAACTCCCGGGAGATCGAGTTCCACGATGTCTTCAATCACTACGGCCTTCTCCGTGATATTGCGAAGGCCTCCCGCAAGCTCACCCGGAACAAAGAGCTCACCGACGAACAGAAGAAGCAGGCTTTTGCCGAAGAGCTTCGCCGCGACATGATGTACTACTACTGGTCGAAGTGCGAGTGGGAGATCATTGTCTCTCACTGGCCTCCACGGGAGAGCGACAGAGACGTGAAGCTCGACGTCTGGGATCAGGTAAAGGCCAACTGGGATATCTTTCTGGATTATACCTGGGAGCACCGCAAGGATATTGAGAAAGAGGTGAGCCGCATTGACAAATCGTGAACTCTGCGAGCGCTACCCCTTCCTGATCCCCTCCAACCGCTGGAGCGGCATGAAGGTCACAGACCCGCAGGCACAGAAGGGCGGCTTCTGGCCCGGAAATCCGGAGGCGGTACTGGAACCATATGAATACGACTATACCGAGCTGGACGACATGCCGGAGGGCTGGCGCAGAGCCTTTGGCGAGCAAATGTGCGAGGAGATTCGCGAAGAGCTCCTGAAGACAGGAGGCGAGAAGGCGCTGGAGGACTACCGGATCACCCAGATTAAAGAGAAGTTTGGGGCGCTTCGCTGGTATACAAACTGGACGACAGACGCCATCGAAAAGATTATTGATAAATATACTGCGCTCTCAGAGCACATCTGCATCCGCTGTGGCAAACTCGCAACCCATATCAGCCTCGGCTGGATCAGCCCCTACTGCGACGACTGCGCGGCGGAGCTCTCCAAAACAGGATATATCGATTTTGCGCCGATCGACGACGCGGAAGACGCCTATCTGATCCTGCCGGAGACAGAATTTACTTAAAGCTTTGAAGAGATATTGAAGAGATATTGAAGAGATAAAGGAGAACACATGAACGAGTTTGAAGAAATGATTGCCCACGCGAGAGAGGCCGCTCTCAGTGAAGAAGACGATCCAGTCAACTGGATTCATGTAACAGGGACAAATCCTGTCGGCACCGCGGAACCGAATGAGACCATGACCGCCGCCTCGTACCGGATCGGCACGATTGGTCGGATGGTGGAGCTGTGTCTGGCGATCAAGTCCACCGTCCGGAAGGAAAACCTGACCCGGGACGATATGAAGCCGCTCAAGCTCTGGGCGATAGAGCTCAGTGAGCAGGCCGACCTGCTCGATACCATGCTCATCTACGATACATGAGCGTCCGAATAGAGCGCGGAGATGTTCTGGAGACAGACGCTCCGTATATCTGCCAGCAGGTCAACTGCCAGGGCACCATGGGCGCCGGACTTGCAAAGCAGATCGCAGATAAGTGGCCTCAGGTCAAGCGTGAATACATAAGATTCTGTGAGAAATACCAGGACCGCCATGACCTCCTCGGCCTGTACCAGATGGTCGCCGTCAACGGCGGCAACCAGAAGAAGGGCGATCCAGTCGTCGTGAATATCTTCGGGCAGGAATACTACGGACACGACGGCGTCTATACCGACAACACTGCCCTGATGAAAGCGTTCCGGAACCTGAACCGGAACTGCGCCCATAAGACGCTGGCGTTCCCTTACGGCTTCGGCTGCGGGCTCGCCGGGGGCGACTGGCAGGACGTGGAGCAGCTGATTGTGAAGTGCTTCCCGGACTGCGACGTCGTCATCTATATGAAATAAATAAACATGATTAAGGAGTAATCACAATGGCTAAACTGAAACTCTCTCCCCCCTGGATCACATACTACAATGAAGTCGAAGCAATGTTCAGGAATGACAAAAATATCCACGTCGTCCTGGACGAGGACAACTGTGAACTCAAAGTGTACGTTGACGGCCCGGCGTCCCAGTATGAGGCGCTGGCAAAGCTTCTTCCGACCGAGAAGGAATTCGGAAATATCGTTCTGAAGATCAAAGTCATTCCCGCCAACGCTCCGGAGAAGAAGCTCCTCCGTGTGAGCCAGCTGGCAAATGACGAGGAGATGGATCTTCGCGATCTGTTCGCGTCTGCCTTCCGCGGCAGCAAAACGGTTGTCGAAATTGTACCCGTCGCCGGTGTCTTCGGCTTTAACGCCTGCTATGTGGTATTCGCCAAAGAGGTTGTCCAGTTCTTCGATGACAACCTGGGCGATCTCAACGGCATGCGCTCCACCCTGTATGAGAACATCGCCAGAGATATCTTCAATCCGATCAACGGTGTCATGTACTGCACTTCCGTAGAGGGCAGAAATTCGGGGTTTCTTTCTTTCTGATTTGTGAATAAAAGACGAATTTGATGATGACTTACGACGAGTTCGTAGAACATACGATCGAATCCAGCGGGGAGGACGGGCCATTCTGCCCGTTCCTCTCCGGCGGATACTGCGACACCCCGTGCTCGGATGAGTGTTATGTGTGTGACCATTCCCTGATGGATTACACCATCTACACCATCCGACTGGCACGCGGCGAATGAAAGGAATATTTGATGACACCGAATATTGAACCAGGCAATTTATTTGCACTTATCTTTGACAGCGAAAATAGTTTACTGAAAACGGTAACGCCGAACCCTTTTTACACGACAAGTGAACAGTCTAACATCATACACGCTGCGTTTAACGAAACGCAGATTGAGTTTCCAGACATTGATTTCTCTATGCATTTATGTCGTTTAAACGGATATGATGCTGGTGGTAATGTTTTCGATGAAACTATTGCGATATTCAGGCATAAAGCTGGAGAATTTTTACCTCTGTGCGTTTCCTCATGTTGAAGAATAAAAAAGGTTGGTTGATGCGGCGTCCATCATACTGGAGGTTCTGATAAATGTATATACCTAATCCATACGAACACCTGACCTGCGAGGTCAGAATCAAAGACGGCGAAAAAGTCATCGCGCAGGGCTCCGCCACAGACGGCTTCATCCACGACCTTGTGGTGCATCCGGATTACCGCCGGCAGGGATACGCCACCAGACTTATCAGCATTCTGAGACGCGAGTTCGATCCCGAGTGGCTGTGGGTGGCAGCTGATAACATGGAGGCCGTCGCGCTGTACAACAATTACGGCTTTAAGATTGCCGAGATCAGCGACGGTTATTACAAGATGAAAAAAGATAAACAGAATGACATGTGAAGATTGCTACTGGTTCTCCGATGTTCTCGGCGTTCCGATGTGCGAGCATGAGCACGACCCAACCACGCCGGATCACCCGGCCTGTGACATTTTTTTTGAAGATAAAACGGAGCTGTGACCATGAAGTATGTAAAGGCAGATAACCTGATCGACTACTGCAAATTCTGGATAGATGTCTACAAAGACAGCCCTGATCCGAAAGATAAGGCCCGCCGTGACCAACTCTATGCGGTGATTGGCGAGATCATCAATTCACAGATCAATATTTCGCATAAATATATTACCGGTGAGTGGTACAAACCGACCGGCATGATGCCGCCTGAGTTCACCGGCAGGCACCGCTGCTCAGTCTGCGAGGGCTTTGCCATGCACGACTGGAAGCGCCACAGAGAACAGCTGACACAATTCTGTCCGCACTGTGGCGCCATGATGAAAAACGCTGAATGACGGATTACTCTATTACCTGGGGTTACATCGTCTCCGTGATGAGAGAAAAATTCGGAATCGCGCCTGACTCAGATGAGAAGTTCGCCTATGGTGACCTGTCCAGAAAACTGAATCAGATTTGGAGTGACTATTTCGATGAATTATACGAGAGAGAACAGGAGACGCTGTGTGATAACCGATAAATGCCGGACATGCCGGTATGCACAGTGGGACTACGATGACGCCTACGGCGCCACCGTCTGGTGGGTCGAGGGCTGTAAGCGTGAAGACAAAGGATGCATCCGGGAGGAAGATGATGGCTGAGTACATAGACAGAGATGCAGTTTATTATCAGCTTTTAAAACAGGCCACAATAGACGGACAGCCGAGAGCAATCAGGAGAGCAGCAAAGATTGTTGCCAATTTCCCAGCTGCCAATGTGGCAGATCGGGAAACTGGGAAGTGGATTGAGCATCAGCAATGGCAATGGGTCTACGCTAAATGTTCCAAATGTGAAACCGTGTTTGATGTAAAGTCGAACTTTTGTCCCAACTGCGGGGCTGACATGAGGGAGAAAAGCTGATGGAACTTAAACCTTGCCCGTTTTGCGGAACGAAACCGAGAACATTTGTTGACCGTGACGGGAGTTGCCATATACGGTGCTGGTTTTGCGGCTCGGCTCACGCTTATGGTCGTACAGAGAAAGAAGCTGCTGAGAAGTGGAACATGAGGACAAACGATGTATGATGAACTGATAAAGCGGCTGAGAAACTGCATATCCGATACAGTAGAAGACTGCGCTGGATGCCCGTATCAAGGCGGTTATAAAGGGACTTACTGCATGAATGGCCTAATTTCAGAGGCCGCCGATGCCATAGAGGAACTGAGCGTTGTCGTGAGAGCGCAAAAAGCTGTGCTTGACAAGTTCCCGCGCTGGATTCCGGTGACGGAGCGGTTGCCTGATCTGTATGAAGATGTTCAAATCTTGTTCCCAAACAATCAAGCGGCTGGTTTTTACGATGGGTGCGGTTGGTGCACATACACAGGAGACACTTGGTATTCAATAGTTGGGGAAGAAGAGGTTAAGCCTACACATTGGGCGAAGAAATTGCCAGAGCCGCCGAAGGAGGAAGAATGATCTATAAACGTGGAGACTTCGGCATATCCGTCTCACAGGTTGACGGTTTCGGGAAGAATCCGAGCTTGTGGGTGCATAACAAAAACTCGATGATAAAGGTTGCAAGCTTCGGAAGCGAAGAAAAGGCGAAGATGTTTTTGCAGTATCTGGACTGGCTTGTGCTGATTAATGGTGAGCCGCCGAAGGAGGAAACGTAATGGATTACGGTATTTACTTAGAAATTTTTGCCTTAACAGGAGGAAAGCGAATAAACATAAAAATTATATCTTTGCGTCAGCTATTTAATGTCCTTACTAATGGGCTTATGAATTCGATTGCGGAATTCATAGAAATCGAGATGCCGAAGGAGGACTGAGCATGATCTGGCTACAGATAATCGCAGTTGCTACGGTATGCGGTGCGATCATAGCGGATGTGGCAAAAAATAACAGTCAGTGCGACCAGCGCATAACAGACTGCGAATCGTGCGCTCTTCTGCAAGTGAAGAACCGCAGGTCTCTTGAGGAGTTCAGGTATCGGTGCAGTAAACATGGCGGCTTTGACAAAGCGCCTCTATTTTGTAGTGACTATAAGAAGAGAAGCGAGGAGGATTACGCATGGGCTTGTACATCAAAGGCATGGAGATGCCGAAAGAAATCGAACCAGCTCTGGTAATTGACTTTTGCGAGGACCTGGGTGGGAAACGGTATGCAAGATTCTACCATTATCGTTACGGAGGCTTGACGGACTGGCATGAGGTTATTGAGCTCCATGAACCGCATGGGCGGTTGATAGATGCGGATGCGTTTACACAAAGGATTGATGATGAATCCAAGAAATATTATGCAATGAACGCATACGACAGTGGTTTGAGAACAGCGTACCGTGCATCAATTAGAGCATCGAAACTTGCACCCGCCATCATACCGGCAAGCTTGGAGGAGTGAGCATGGACGAAGAAGTCGTTTTTGTGAGGCAAAAACAAATCGGCGAGATTATTATGAATAATCTATTTTCGGAAGATACTAATAGATTCTTTGAAAATTGCGAATTCTCTTCAGATCGAATGGCTTTTATGCAAGGAATGAATTATGCTGCGCTACTTTGCTTTGCGAAGCTTGAAAAATATCCGGTAGTAATAGCACATGAGCCGCCGAAGGAGGAACATGAGCAAGATGATGATGTTCCCGACATCAATGTCGGAAACAAGGAGAATTGAGCATGGGGCTCTATATTCCTGATTTGAGATTGCCAGCCGATGGTGATTTTGAATTATGGATAGCCGTGAGAAAAGACGGTTCGTTCACTTATAACGTTAGAGGAGGCTGGCAAGATGGAAAGCAAAAAGCCATCCCCGTCCCGCCGCATGGGCGGCTGATCGATGCGGATGCGCTTTTGGCGACAAATTATGGGCACTTTGGAGCGATTGATGATATGGCAAGAGAGGCAATTAAAAACGCTCCAACCGTCATCCCGGCAGAGGAGGGCTGAATAATGGGCGTATATATCAACATGGAGATGCCGAAGCCGGGAGAAGTAATCCGTATTTACAATAACGGTGAAGCAAGACGGTGCCACGTCACAGAGCAAGAAGCATTTGAAGTTGGAATTGCTATCCCCGTCCCGGAACCGCATGGGGATCTGATCGACCGACGTGCTCTGCTTAAAGGCGAAGGGCGATATTTGATTTCGCTTTGTAAAGAAGGAATAGATGTTGAAGAAATATTACGAGCCAAGACCGTCATCCCGGCAGAGGAGGAATGAGCATGGCTGTTTTAATCGAAGGCATGGAGATGCCGAAAAACTGCCATGAGTGCAGATTATATGAGGGAGATATTTATTATTGTTCTGCCGCTGACAAAGAAATTGATATTTTAGATTCAAGTGAAGGAAAATGCCAGTTCTGCCCTCTCGTCTCCATCCCGGAACCGCATGGGCGGCTGGTTGATGCAGATGCGCTTATCGAGGCTATGGCGAGGATGGTGCCGTTGGCTATTGCTGACCCAACAGCGAACACATTTCTTGATGGGCTTTCGGCGGCATATGAAGCAATTCAAGCCGCTCCCACAATCATTGATGCAGAGAAGGGCGAAACATGAGTTTATTAAGCGGAGATTGTAATGTCTGCATTAACAGAAAAATGCCGTCTTACAGCGCGACCTGCACGGAATGTGGCCTGTTGCGAAAGAATTATAAACCAATTACAAACGCCGATAAGATAAGAGCTATGAGCGATGAAGAACTGGCATATCTGCTTGTCCACAGTCCATTTATGATAGAAAAGAATGCGCTCAATTGGTTGAGACAGGAGACCGAATGATGACGTATTGCAATGGATGTGCCGACGATCAATGTGAATTCCGCAGTTTATTTGGTTGGATTTGTTCACGCTTTATTCCAAAAACAAACGCCGATAAGATCAGGGCGATGGGCGATGAAGAGCTGTCCGGTTTTCTGTGCAAAGTGAGGAATGGCGATGCTCCGATGTGGTGTGATTATCGCAAATGCGAGACAAGAAGCAGTTGCAGCGCTTGTCGGCTCAATTGGTTGAAACATGAGGCTGAGTGATGATTAACGCCGATAAGATCAGGGCTATGAGCGATGAAGAACTGGCTGAATTGTTTTCTAATGACAACTGTGGTTATTGCCGCATCCACGATTTCTGTTTTGCAAAAGGATGTCAGGTCAACTGCGAGGATGTATGGCTCGATTGGCTGAAACAGGAGGCTGAGTGATGACAATTTCGGAAAGAAAAAATGGAGGAATAAGAATGGCAAATATTGGTGATAAATACATAATTGAGATTGACGATAAGGTTCTGGTTGATTCCGCGACCGAGGACAATCCGAGGAATCTGTATACCGTCAAGGGATTCAACGCCCTTGTCTTTGACGACTTCGGCCTGAATAAGCTGGAGAAGTATGAAGAGGACGAGGCGAAGAACAACACGAACTGCATCGACTGCGACTGGATTCAGATTGCCTACCATGACGGCATGGCACGTGCCTGGAACATTGCGCGGGAGTTGCTGCGTGACAGTACAGACGGCGGTCTCTCCATGTCAGAGCTGCAAAAGCTCTTCGGAATGCCATATTGGTTTGAAATCATTGTCAGGTTTACACCGGAGGAGGTCGAGGAGAAGCTCCGCAACCGCCACGAGATTCTGGATGCCAAGCCGCCTGCCTCTCTCCTTGAACTCTGCAGTCACTACTCCGGCGAGCAGCTCCAGACCTGGCTGAACGAATGGGGCCTTGATCTTGACATTCCAAAGGAGGATCACGCTTGAACATTCAGTCTCTCTCCGTCGTCGTTCCGAACGCCGGATGCTGGAACCGCTGCCCCTTCTGCGTCTCCCGGATGCACTGCGAGGATTACGGCAAGTCTATCATCAAACCTGACGAGCCTCTTCCGCACTCCTATATCGAGCGGATGCAGTATGTTCGCGACGAGGGCTGCAACGCCATGGTGATCACCGGTGACTCCGAGCCGCAGCAGGATATGAATTTTATCGGCAGGATTCTCCGCGCCAACCGCACACGCCTCGATCGCCCCTTCCGGCACATCTCCATCCAGACCACCGGCAGCGGCCTCACCGAGGACGATGTCCGCATGCTGGCAAACTTCGGCATAACGACGGTTTCTCTGTCGATCAGCTCCTTCGATTCTGTGCGAAATGCCGAAATAATTGGCATGCCGGAGAAGATAAAACGGGACTTTTATGATGTGCAGCGCTGGGCGAAGAACGCCAATCTCGTGACCCGCGCATCTGTCAATCTGACGAGCGAATTCGCCGATCTGACGCCGACGGATTACTTCGACTGGGCAAACGCCAACGGTTTCGACCAGATCACCTTCCGGAAGATTTACGCCGACGGCGACAACTGTCAGTCCAGATGGATCAGTGAGCATAAGTTCCCGTATGAGAACTATGAGGCGATCGTGGAGTATGTGGCGACCGAGGGGACGCCGCTCCTGCGCCTGCCCTTCGGACACATCAAATACAGCGTTCACGGCGTGTCCACCGTGATCGACGACAACTGCATGGCGAAGGATGACCTGGACAATCTCAAGTACGCCATCCTCCGTCCCAACGGACATCTGTACAGCAGATGGGATGATAAAGGGAGTTTGATATTCTGATGAACAAAAATGTGACTTCAAAAATTGTATATGCGCTCGTAGCGCTTGCGCTGCTGGCCTGCTGCTTTACGGCAGGCCTTTATGTTGGAAATTACCGGAAAGACACCGCGCAGGTACAGCCCTCTCCGACGGCGGCTGTCGCCGTCCCGCCCACCGGGCAGTCTGTGATTGTCGTGCCGACGCCCTCCGCCACTGTGAAGCCGGAGAGTATAGAGCCGACTCCTGAGCCGGAAGAATCTGCCGTCGTTATCACGCCGACGCCATCTCTTCAGTCCGGCTGGGGACTCCCGACAAACTATACTTCCGGCACTTATGACACGGTGCTCGCCGAGGACATTTTCATTCTGACCAATCAGGAGCGGGAGAAGAACGGCATCCCGAAGCTCAACTATAACAGCGCCCTGCAGGAGGCCGCGGACACCAGAGCCTATGAGTGCTCCATCCGCTTCTCCCATACCAGGCCGGACGGATCCTCCTGCCACGATATCGTGGACGGCTTTGATTACTATGTGACCGGCGAGAACCTTATTAAAGCGGACAGGGCGCTTGCCACCGGCTACCATATGATGGGTGAATGGATGCTCTCTGAGGGACACCGGGCGAATATTCTCCTGCCGAATTTCACCGATATCGCCGTGGGCGTGTATGAATCCGACGGCGTTGTCTACGCCTGCCAGATTTTTATTGGGTAGAATATGAAATTTCAAGGAGAACGATATGAAGCTTAAGCTGGAGTTTACCGCAGAGATCGTTGAAGATATTGGCGACGTCAGCCCAAATAAGGTGTATACAGAAGAACAAAATATGGCGATGCTTGAATGTGCGCTGAGAGAACTATGTGGCGAAGGAGCTGCTATCACTGTACATCAGTGCAAACTGACCAAAGTCACTTAAAGGGTTATCCGATACTATGATTACTAAGAAGGAAGCGGAAGAATGGATCATTGCGCATGACGCATACGACTGGGACGTTAACAGAGTCGCCAAAGAAATGATGGTGGAGGCGATTAATAATACGGTTTGGGCGGAAGACGTTTATCCTGGAATAAAAGCTCGTCTCATTGATGCTGTAATGAGTTTTTCAGCGGATTCTGTATGATCCTGTCCGCCGCCGGTATGCGATTTTAAGAGGTAATTGGTTGAAGTGTATTGAAGTATATATCCAAAACAAGTGTCCTGTTGTTCTGCTGTTCTTCGCGTTGCTCTGCGCGCTGTATCTGATTCTGCCCTGCACGGTTGTCGCATCTGCGGATTACGAACCGGTATACACCGAGCATAAGAGTCCGGAGTCCGCGGAGTATCTCTGGAATGAACTTAGCAAACATTCTCCATCCGATGCCGTAACAGCCGGCGTCCTTGGCATGTTCTGGCGGGAGAGCTTCCTTCAGTCCGATGTGGTTGCCGGCGCGCATCTCCGGGGAGAAACCGCCAGTGAGGATTTCACCGCGAAGATTGACGCAGGACTTCACGACGGTTCTACCAGAGAGGAGTTTATCCACAGCGCCCACCACCGCTTCGGCGGATATGGGCTTGGTCAGTGGATCGGGGACTACCTCGGCGACTTCTATGATTTTATCCGGGAGCGGGAGGGTTCCGTCGGGGACGCCGCTCTCCAGTGTGAGTTTACCATCCAGAGCATGAAGGAATGCGAGGGGCTTTGGGAGTTCATAGTGGATAACCCCGACCCCATGAGTGTCGCGCGGCGGATCGGTTCGCTGTATGACGGCGCTACCTTTGAAGGAATTGAAGTAATTGCGTGGGCGGCGAAAGGATACTACGCCGCCTTCGCCACAGAAGAAAAGGAGTAAAAGAATTGATTGTAAACGGTGAAAGAGCCCTTGCCTATATCGTGACCGTCGATGAGATTCAGCCGCTTGAAGGTTACGACCGTGTTGAATATGCCCGCACCAACGGCTGGTGGTGCATCATCGGCAAGCAGGACAACCTGCACGTCGGAGACAAGGCTGTCTACTTTGAGGTGGACAGTAAAGTCCCGGAGGACGACAAGCGCTTTGAATTTCTGGAGAAGCGCCACTACAAGGTGAAGACCCAGAAAATGTGTAAGGTTTATTCGCAGGGACTGCTCATGCCCCTGACCCTGTTCCCTGAGCTGAAGGACGCCGAGGTAGGAACCGATGTAACGAAAACGCTCCGCATCTCCTATGCGGATGCGGAGGATAATCAGCGAAAGAGTTCCGGCGCCTCCGGTAAATCCAAGTACCAGTCTATGGCGGCCCGGCACAAGAAGCTGTTCAAGACCAAGCCCTTCCGCTGGCTGATGCGCCGGGAGTGGGGCAAGAAGCTGCTGTTCGTATTCTTCGGGAAGAAGCAGGATAAGCCGAGAGAATTCCCGAGCTTCATCAAGAAGACTCACGAGATCGGAAG